CAACCGTCAACGTCGGCGGAGCTTGCGAAAACGTAATTTCGATGGTACAGGGGCGCGTCGGCAACGGGTCGAGACGCAACAACAAGGTGGCATCTGTTGGCCCGGTGGCCACGCTCCCGCCCACAGGCAAAATGGAATAGAAAGCCGGTCGATCTCCGGCAATGCGGTCCTGCCATCCGAAGTTGGCGGTGAGACGATTGAATCCCGAGGCGGACTGGTAGCCGTAATACGCCCGCGCTCTGTTGCCCTCAATGCGGTGCAAGGGCCAAGTTTCCGACCCCGCAATGCACCGAGGGTCTCCCACGATTCGCTCTGCGGACACGTCAAAAAAAGCGATGGTGTCGTCGTAAATGGTCCCTTGCGTGATGGTCGTTGCGTTGTCGTTGGGTCGGACCAACTCAGCCGCTCCGGCGATCTCGTTGTATTGGTTGCCAAGCCGAATGGTTTTCCCTCGGTCTGCTGCCGGAAACGGAGTGCCGGTGTTCAGTGTGGATTGCGCCGCGATGGACAACCCGACCGCTTCGCGGGGTGCCCCGACGGGCTGCCATCCGGTCGTCCGTTTGTAAATGTCCGGCGCGGCCTCGTAATAGGCTTGCAGGGCCGCGTTGAGCGAAGCCATGACCACACCCTGCTGGTCGAGCGTCAAAGCCGCCGGGTCGGGCGTTTTGGTGCCGTCGAGGGATTGCACAAGCATTTGAAGTACGGTCATGACGCAATCACCTCCCTCGGTTGCCTGCGGCCAGGACTTGGCTCTGAGTAACCCAACATGGCTCGAGCTTCTTGCACCTTTTCTTTCGTGTCCCGCCGCACCTGCTCGTTCACATGCAAGGCAGTGAGCAACAGGTAATGCATGGCTATCGGCAGCAGAATTGATTGCGCCTGCTCGTTGGGGACGGGAAGCACCGTGGCCGGGTTGTTTAGGTCGCAGGCTGAGACCTCGGTCGCCTGCAAAGCGGCGTCAAAATCAATGGTGTGGGGGCGCCGCGGAACGGGCCACAATTTCATCTGCAGGGTGATGGCGTCTTTTTGACTGAGATCGCTGCGCAGACGATTCAAAAGGTAGTATTGAGGGCGTCCCTTGTCCGGCACTTGGTAGCGTTTGCCGATCTCGGCAAACTCCGCCTCAAACCGAGACTCCGAAACCTGCCTGCCGTCGCACCGCACGTCGCCGATCACGTTGGCGATTTCCCGGGAAAGGGTGTAGTCGGGCACGCCGGGCACGGTGGCAAACGTCCAGACCCGGCGGTTCCAGGCGTTGCCCAACGGAGACGCCGCGATTTCCTGCATGGCAGCGTTGAGGGCGTAGGCAGCGTCTTGGTGGAAGGTTGCGGGCGCAGCCGCAGCGTTGGGCTGGTACAAAGCCCGAAGCAGAAAATCCCTTGCCTCCATCCCCGTCACGACGTCACTGGTATCAGACAGGACAATTTGTGCAAACGAATTGTCAACTCAGATTAACAAACCAACCCGGACCCTCCGTTTGGATCGACCGGGTGCAGCGATGTGACCCGGATTGAGAACGAGAATTGGACGCCGACATGCGCGAATTGCCGCTGCACAGTGGTCGTTGCTGGTTTGGTTTGCGTCGTTGTGACGACGTTTGCGGGCGTGGTTTCTTTGGTCCGCTGCACCGTGGCCGGGTTTTGACGAGTCGTCGTCTGGTTGCCAGGTGTTTCGACGGTGCGCTGGGTGCTGTTTGAGTTCCTGGTTGAACTCAAGCCGCCGCGTTGGGTCGTGCTGGTTTGACCGCTCCCTCTTGTTTGGCGGGTGCTGGTTTTGTAAGGTACAAATTCTCCGGGGTCTGCCATGACGTTTCAAATTAGAATTGCTATGGGAATCAAATTCCGATTTGCTGGTAATCTGTGTCTTGGGTCGTTTCGTCGCTGCCCAGCGTGGTCTGCGAGGTTGTTTCCGTCGGGCCGTTGGTTTGCTCCTCGTCGCTTTGATCTTGCCGCACTTCGCTGACGCTTGCTGCTCGCTGCTCCAAGGTCACCTCGGTTGACGCATCCTGAGTTTGCTCGTTGGTCGTGATGATTTCGGGGCGTTCTTCCCGGGTGGTCGTGACAACCTGCGGTTCGACGGTCTCCGTCAGCAGCGCGGTGGCGTTGAGTTCGCGAATCAAAATGCCCGTGAACGTGACGACCCCATCTGCGCCCCATTGCGCAGTGATGCCGTTGGCCTGAACCTCAAACATGCCGGCATTGCCGCCCCGCAGCACGGCAGCGACTGCAAAAGCGACGTCGTCGGCGTTGCGCAGGTATTCCATCAGTTGGCTCCGTAGATCGGGTTGTCGTTGGGGGTGCCCATGGCAAGCAGAAGCTGCGTAAGGGAAGGGCAGTAGCGCACGATGTCCTCGGCCAACTGCAGCAATTCGTCATGCAAGTCCTCATCGGCGGCGAGATGAGCGGCAAAAGTGTTGGGTGGCAAATCTGAGTTGTTCATCATGGTGGTGATTGCGTGGTCAAAGTCAACAAAGCCCAATCGCCCGAATTGTGGCCCGAGCGATTGGCTTTGACACGGTAGTAATAGGTGGTGTTGCTAGTCAAACCCGAATGCGTGGCGTTTGTGCTGCTGGTTTCGGTGACCCCGGTGAACGTGTTGTTGTCGGTGCTTGATTCAAGGCTGTAACTGGTGGCCCATTGCACTGCGCTCCACGACAGCGAAGCGTCACTGAAGGTCGTGCCGCCGCTGAAATCTTGAGGCGTCCCCAAAAAACTTGCGCCTGCCTGAGGGGTGAAAGACGAGCTTGTCGTCCATGAGGAATTGCCGGCTTCGCCCACGGCTCTGACGCGGTAGTAGTAGGTCGTGTTGTTTGTAAGGGAAAATTCCTCAAACGAAACCGCGTTTGCGGCGGGGGAAGCCACAAGGCTCCACCCGTTGTCGATGTCGTAGCGCTCAAGCTCAAACCCGGTTTCGTTGCTTGAGGAATCGGTCCACGCGACCAAGGCGGCAGCGTCCCCAGCGTAGACGGTGATGCTGCCCGGTTGGTTTGGCGCGACTGCGGCAGCGACCGCGAATGGGTTGACGATAATCACGCTCATGTTCTTGTTCCGATGAGGGTGATTTTGAGACCGCGCGCGCCTGCGGCCCCGACCTGATCAATGTCCACGGTGATCTCGGCGTCGTCGGCGAGCGACGTGTCGGACAAGCCCACAGCAGTAGCTGCTGTTGTGGTGGTTTTTTCGTTGTTGTCGAACGTGAGCTTGGTATTTTGTCCCAAAATCGACGTTCCGTTTTCGTTCACGTCCACCGTCAGCAAATTGCCCGAGCCTTGCGCGGTTGAAAGCGACCCGCGGACGCTTGACACTGTCATCGCAAACGGCATGCGGAACGTCACCTTAGCCGATCCGGTCGTCAGGTTGGTGACTTCATCGGACGCAGCGATGATAATGACCTCTCGTTGCCCGACGATCTGCGCCCCGGGAAGGTTGGTGCAATTGGACAGGTTGCCACTGGCTGGGGTGCCCAACACGGGGGTGACCAGAGTCGGCGATTGGGCAAAAACGAGAGATCCGGTGCCGGTTTCGTCGGTGATGGCGGTGCGGAGGTTGGCGCTGGTTGGCGTTTCAAGCAGCGCAGCCACGCCGGCAGCAAGTCCAGAAATGCCTGTGGCCAAGGGAAGTCCGGTGCAGTTCGTCAAGACGCCCGCCGAAGGCGTCCCAATCGCTGGAGTGACCAAGGTTGGCGAGGTGGCCAAGACCACGTTGCCGGTCCCCGTCGTAGCTGCCGTCTTGATGGCTTTGCCGCTTGACCCGTTGAAGGCGACAAGGTTGCCATCGACGGACGAGGCAGGGCCGACTACGTCGCCAGTGCCCGCGCCGGTTGCGTTGACTGGCACCGAGGCCAGCCACCCGCTGGTGTGCCGAATCAAATAGGCCACCTTGGCGCCATCCAACGTGAGGTCTGCGCCGCCAGCGCAAAGGATGTTGCCGGTGCCGTGGCGCAGGGTGATGGTGTCGCCGGCGTCTGCCCGTAGGATCAACAAATCGCCGGTCTCTGCGCTTTCAATGGTGGTCAGGTCGTCGGCGGTTCCAGCCTCAGCGGCAACCGTGTGGAGCGTGCGCGTCGAGGTGACGGAGCCCGCAGCAATGGTCAGGGTCGTCCAATCGGTGAAATTGAGTCGCAGCAATTCTTGGCGGCCCGTGCCCGGCACCGTCCCATCCGCTTTGAGGAGTCCGCTGGTGTTGGGGGTGATAGAGGTGTTGGAAACCGAGGACCAAGTGATTCCTCCGCCGCTCTGCAGAGCGGCGGCAATGGTATTGATGATGGCGCCGTTGGTCGGCGCTGCGGGAAGCTGGCCGATGGTCGTGTTGATCGTTGCCAGTTCGCCATTGATTTTCGACGAGCTCCACAGCGAAGTCGTCGCAACCGTGCTGTCGTTGATTGAGCGGTGTTTCGTCACGTCGTCTAGGTGCGTGCGCAAATCTGCGGCGGTGACTTGGTTGCCGGTGCCGTTGGCCAGCATGGTGTCTGCGTTCAGCGTGGCGACCGTGCCGGAGGTCGGCAAGGTCAGCGTAGTGCTTCCGGTGGTGTTCAGCGTCAGTCCGTGACCGCCAGCAAGAGCAAGAGCCGAGTTGTTTGCTAGGTTAAGTGTTGCGCCAGCGGCAGGGTTGATCGCCACGCCGTTGACGCTAGTGGCTGTGGCGGCGCCTAAAACCGGGGTGACCAGAGTTGGCGAAGTGCCAAACACCAAATTGCCGGTCCCGGTCTTGGTGGTCATGGCCGCAAACAGGTTCGCAGACGAGGGCGTTTGCAACCAGGCCAACACGCCTGCCGCCAAGCCGGTGATGTTTGAGGCGCCCAGTTGCACGCTTGCCACAAACGAGCGCACCCACGAGGTGTTGGCGATCCTCTCCGAGTTGTCGTTTGAATTCGGGGTCTGCGCGGTGGGAGTTCCCACGAACCGCGGCGAATCGACCGTGGCGACAGCTTTGCCGCGAACGAACATGGCGTGGAAAAAGCCAGCGCCCCATGGCCGTGTGGGCGTTCCCCACGTTCCGCCAAGGTTGTTTCCTTGAGAATCCTGCGGAGGGACGATTTGCGGAGTGACAATGTCAGGCATTACGGTGTTTGAGGTGAAGCGTTGAACACAATTTCGTTTTGCGCCTGCAACCTGGTGATGGCCGTGCTGGTATCCTTGCGCCATTGCTCATGCACGGCATCGGCAGCGGTGATTTCTCCGCGGACGTAGAGGGCAACCAAGGCCGACAACAGCACGGTGTAGGTGGCAATGAGCGTTGCCACCTGCGCAATGCCGGTCCATGTCGGGCCGTGGCCGCGTTCGGCAACATTGATCCGGTCGCTCAATTTTGCGATGTGGTCTGAAAGGGACGTGCTGTTTTCGCGAATGAGGCTGGCCAAACTATCGACGTTCCGCGAGAGGACGGTGACGTCGTGAGTCAAAACGGCGACCTTTTGGGAAAGTGATTGTTCGGTCGTGCGTGCGCTCACGTTTAAAGGTCGATGGTGAATTCGTCGTTGCTAGGCAAAGCCATGAGATCGCCGATGTCTTTGATGGCTTTGCGTTGTGGAGCTTTTCCCCGACGGTGCAGAAATTCGGCAAGGAGCGGTTTGCCGATGCGCCAGGCTTCGCTCACGAGCCCAACGCGGCGTGAGCGCAGGGCCGCCAACACGATCGGTGCCAAGGTTTTGGTTGTCATGCGCAGCGTCTGCCAAGACCCGGAGGCGGCAAGATGCTGCGTCAGACGTTCTTCGGCGCTGCGGAACCGAGACCACAGACGCACAGCGGCAATGGCGCGCAGGGCTTTGGTCGGGTCCACGAGTTGCCGTTCCAGCACCGCCTCAAAAGCTGCGTCGGCCTCGGCGCGCGTCACGCCGAGGCCGGGCCCCTTGTCTCGCAGAAAATCGTGGATTGTCGTCGCCGTGAAGCCAAGCTCGTGTGGCGCCAGCAGCGACCAAAGGGCGCGCGGGGACGACGCCAAATCGGTCGTATACCCGGCGGGGATTTCGTAGTTCGCGCCCCACGGCGCTGTGAATACGTAGGGAGCCGTCACCCGGAACCGTCCGCTTTCCCCCGGCACTTCCTCAAGCCGCACAGGCGGCAGGGGCGGGGGCAGGACGCGATACGATGCGAACCCGCGCGACCGATCTGGCGCAGAATCGGTGGAGGCTAAAAAACCCAAGGCCGCGGTCACGGAAGATTGCATCGCCGCCAAGCGTTGACGGTCGATGCATCTGCGTCATCCGTTTTTTTGCAGGCTTGCCGAAGTTGTTGCACCTAGGCGTTTTTTTGGCCGCAAAAAACTGTTGTCTCCTGCAATCAGTCGCGCAGAGGGCCGGCAAGTGACCCGCCGCTATCCCTGTGGGGCGAAACGCCGCGACAGACCCAGCGGAGTGGGTTTTGGTCGCCGTTGGCATATCGGCGCAGGGCGAGAGACGGATCGTAAAGGTGCAACCACCTGTTTTTCCGGGCAATGCGTTTTCGTGAGACGCACGAGACAGCGGAGTCCTCCGACGCGCAAATAACCGATTCCAGTTCGCCGGTGGTTTTGTCTTGGGCAACCAATGAAAAGGCGCCAAGGACAGCCAAATCTTTTGGGTTGTTGTTCATGAGGTTAATGCGATCCGCAAACTTCCGGCATAGCTGACTCTTGCTCGCCGTTCACTTGGGCCTGGGCGCAAATGCGCGCAATGTCGTGGTCGAACCTGTAGGAGGCGCAGTAGTGGCACAATCCCTGCCCCCAGCCGTTTGCGTCTTTCTTGTCAACCCGGCTGCGCGCCAAGATAGAATCGCAGCCGAGGCAGACCACGAATCGTTCTGGGTGGGTTTGGATGTATCCAGCTAGGCGGCGTCGTTCCGTTAGTGTCTTTTCCATATCATCGGTTTTTGTTGGTTTCTTCACAGACAGAAAATCGCAGGTGAGGACCGTTGAACGTCATCTCGAAAAAGGCAGAGGATTTTCCCGTGCGGTTCTTGACCACATTCATGCCGATCCGGTTGTCGGGGGAACCGTTGGTTTGTTTCTCAACAGGCACAGAGGTGGCGACTTTGTTTCCGTATCGGTCCACCTGTTCTTTCTTCTCCTCTTTCGCCGCGTCATCGCCGGGGCCCATGAGGCCGATGAACCAAGCGTCCTGCTCAATCTGGCCGCAATCGCGTATGTGCCTCGTGGTGAGGTTGCGCGCGGAATCGACCACGGCCTCGCGGTTAAGTTGGGCCAGCACTATGACCGGGATGTTGTTCTGCTTGGCGATGCGGACCATGGCGTGCGACGCAGCCGAGATGCGCATGAGCGTGTTGCGCTCCTCCTCGCTGTTGCTGGCCGGGACGAGCTGGATGTAGTCCAGACAGAACATCTTGATTTTGTGCTCCCGCACCATGCGACGAACGGTCGCCTCAATTTGTGGCACGGTCAAAAACCGATCATCGACGAAGATGGGCATTTTTAGGAGGCGTTCAGCAGTGTGCTGAATTCGCGCCATGTCAGAGGCCGTCAATTCACCCGCCTGCATCGCCCCGGAATCGACTTTCCCTTCGGTGGCCAGCAACGCCTCAAACGTCTGCGCCGCAGACATTTCAAGGTTGAGGAAGTAAACCGGAAACTCAGAAGCGGCGGCCCGCAGCATGATCTGGCGTAGCAGCGATGTCTTGCCCATGCCGGGTCGGGCACCAAACACATAGACTCGCCCAGCTTGGAACCCGCTGGTCAAATCGTCGAGCGGGGCGATGCCGGACGGAATCCCGGGCCACACCCCTTTGCGCTTGGCCACGACGCGCTTTTCGAGGTCGTCGAACGTCTGCATTGCCGCCTCTCTCAGCGACGGCACGCCCGCAGCTTGCGCGCTGAGGTCGTCGCGCAGAGCCAAAACTTTGACCTCCATATCGGCAGCAAGTTGGTCCGGGTCGGTATCAGACGCGACAGACCGTAGCACCTCTGCGGCAAACGTCTGTTGCCGACGCTTCAGTCGCGCCTTCGCAAGCGCTTTGTGGTAGTAGCGCAGTTCGGTCGCCGCCGGCGCAAAGAACCAGAGCTCGTTGACTAGCGCGGCAGGAATCTGCTCCAGCAGACCCTGCTGCTGCAGCCGCGCCACGAGGGCGACCAGACCGGGTTGGTCCGCATTTTGCCATTCCTGCAACAAGGTCCAATAGGTTGTGTTCACGAACCAGTCGGGGCCGACCGTGGGGACGTCACGAGCCCCCTGCAAGACGCAGGAGACAAACCCCTTTTCCGCAGTCTCGTTGATCATACGATTTCGGCGTTGGGGTAAACGATCCGCACGCATTCCTCGAGCCCCTCGAGGAACAGGTTGAACGCGAGACTCGAGCGCTGCATGTCAGCGACGACCTCCGGTTGTTGCGCCAGAACCTCCCATTTTGGTGGCCCGGACCCGTTGCGTCCGCTGGCAACCCACGCGGATTGCAACAAGCGGGCGGGGGGAACCGGCACCCGGGTCGGCTCGTCCAAAAACCTCTCTTGGTTGAGCCAAGTTGACAGATGCAGCGCCTGGTAATCGTCGGGTCGCGCCGAATACCGCTCTTGTTCGCACGCCAGATACCTTGTGAGGCGTCGCACGATGTCCCGAGGGTCATGACAGCGGACCACCCTTGCCCATGCCTTCTGGGCGGCTCCACGGCCTTTTTTTGTGGGGCACATTTCCCAGAGGATTTCGAACAGGTTGGCGACCTCGGCTTTTGCTGGTGGCGCAACCTTTGCCGTCCCCGGCGTTGTCGGCAAGTCGAACAAAGTGCTGCTGTCTGTGCGCCCCCTTGGGGGTATGGGGGTACATTCTTTTTCTTCTCTTCTCTTCTCTATTCTAGGTAACGCTGTTGGCGTTACATTTTTTTCGTCGAGCGTTACAGCCGAATTTGGCGTCGGTTTCTCATTTTTTGCCCGATGGCGGGCCACTCGGTTGGCCGTATTTGCCCTTTTTTTGGCGGTCTCGGAGTTGTGTTTTTCAAACTTCGGAACGCTCAAACCGGCCTCTGTTTCGATCAACCATCCGCAATTTGACATTGCTTGCGAAAAGCCAGCGTTACATGCGACATCATCGAGCGTTACAAAAGTAACGCCGACAGCGTTACCATCCTCCGTCATGGTGTCGAACCACGCCCACACCTCCAGAAGACGGCCCACGACAGCGAAACGGTCCAGTCCGGTTTCCCGGGCAAGCTGGTAGACCTCCGGGGTTCGGGACAAGCATGTCCTCATTTTGATCCAGCCGCTCATAGCTCGTTCCAGAGTTTGGCTCCTGCAGCAAGAGCGAGTTCCAAAAGGGCATCAATTTCATCGGTCTCCGGGGAGACGACGACCGACCACCTGGCCTCGGTTTCGTAAACCTTGTCGGGCCGCAGAAGGAACCCGCCCGTCAGCGGGAACGTGCCGATCCAGCGGATGCGCCCGTCGGGGAGAAGTCGCTGATCAACCCGGTGTTTCTCTTTCCAGCGCATCCTTGGAGAGGGGCATTCAGGGAGGGCAAATAGTAGGTCATTGTTCATGGTTGTGGTGTTGGGTGAAATTCTTGGCGTCCTCGACGAGAATGCGGCCTTGACGCTCAAGGATGTTTGGGTCCGGGTCTTCCTCGGCAGCGTAATTTGCCAGGCCGATCAGTCGTTGCAGCAGACTGCAGGCGGTGTCGCGCTCCTTTTGCGCGGCGCGAAGATCGTCCTGCAAGGCGCGGACGATTTCCATGAGGACCGTGACGCGGTCACGCATGGCGCCTCCCTTTGCAAAAACGAGACGCAAAGTTGACGGGACTCCGGTCCCGGTGTAATGTCTTCATCATCGGTTGAGGGGCGCCCGGGGTCAAAACAGGGCGCCCCTTTTGGTTTTTGGCACACTCAACAACGTGAGCTTTTCCGCAAGCGGAAATCCTCACATTGCAAAAATAGGCGGGCAAAAGCATGGGCGCGGTTTCTCAGCCAAAGCTGAGTTGCCAAAAACCGCAATGGATCTCTGTTTTGCCTTTTCAAACTTTCGCGAAGTCGATTGATCAATAGGCGAAATCTTGGTCGCCCAAGATCTCGGCTGAGTCGTCCCACCAATCGTCCCACTGGGCATTGGTTGCGACCTTCCATCCCGGCACTGCGGTGGCGGCGCCTGGTGGAGTCAGAGAAAGCGGAAGCCATTTGAGTCTGTTGTTTGGGTAAATGGCGACCTGCCCGTTCTCAAGCCGGATGACGTTGGCCTCCTTGTGTTCTTCAAGGATGTCGGCTTCGCCGACGTCAATCATACCCTGCCCCTGGCCCTCAGGTATGAAGTCAAGCGTGAACCAATAGTGGCCGCCGATGCGCTGGCCACCACCCAAATTGACGATGACCGGGACGTCAGCTAGTTGCGTTTTCTGCCAGCACTCAATGGAGCCGCTGAGGCATTCCCACATTTGCACCTTGTGCAGCGGCAACGCTTCATCGCCACCTTCCGGCAGCCTCCAGTAGAGGCAGTGCGGTGGGATTTTGTCGTAGCAGGCCGCGAATCTGTCGGCCCAGACCTGAAACGCGAACGGGCGGTTGCGCAATGCCCTTGCGGAGATAAGCCAGGCCGGCTCAAACTCGTTGGGGCTTTCGCCGAAAGCGTCTCGGCGGACCCATACGCGGGCTTTGGGCAGGTTCACGTTTCTCATGCCACCTTTTCCCACAGAATTTCTTCGGCTCGCTCCATTTCGCGAGCAGAGAGGACAATCTTTTTCCCAGCGTAAGTTGCCGCGACACCCCACAAGCAAGGTGGGGCAGGTGGAGTGCCGCCAAAATTTCGGTCCCACCGTTGGCCGGGACAACCCGGCTCGTATTCGGCGGTGATGACGACTTCGATGTCGAAGTCGTCTCGCTCGATAAACATGGTGCTTTCAATGCTTTCAATGTTCATGGTCGTGGTCGTGTCTGATACCCGAAACTATCACGTTTTTCTCTGGCTGCAATTCCAACGTGCAAATGAAACACGTTTTTTGACAGAAACGTGTTTCATATGAAAGTTATGGGCTGCAAATTCTTGCAATTCTAGCCATTTTGATAAGCACAAGGTCATTCCTCGCGCATGATTGCAATGACATCGTCGTTGCGCAAGTGGTGCAAATAGGTCTCCGTCGTTTGTATGTTGGCGTGACCTAGGCCGGACGATATCTGCATGGTGTTGATGCCGCGGCGTTTCATTCTTACGGCCCCGGAATGGCGGAACCCGTGCGCGTGAAGTCGTTTGCCGAGGTCAATTTTAGCGGCGATCCGCGGAAGTTTATGTCGAAAATGAGACGGGTCTAAACATTTGCCGTATAACGAGCAAAACAACGGGTCCAGTTTTGTGGCTGGGAGTTTCTTGCGGACCTCTAGCCAGGCTTGAATCGCCTCAATCGCAGATGGTGGCAGCGCCACGGTGCGGGCGCGGTCGCCTTTCCCGTGCAGCACTCGCAATTCGCGAGTCTTAAAATCGATGTCAGCTATACGCACCTGCAAACATTCGTTCACGCGCAGCATGCCGCGCCACATGACCAGCACGGCGGCCCGGTCGCGCAACCCAGTCTTGGTGCGGCGGGATATGGCCGACAGTATCAGTTCCATTTCCTCGTCGGAATAATAGACCGAATCGCGTTTCGGTGTTTGTTTTGCTGGCTTCCCGGGCATTGCTGGCAATTTACTTCATTTGCGTGAGTTGCAAAGTTTTGGCTCGTCCTCGCATGAAGGCTGCGGTGTCCCGCAGTTTGCGCACGCGCGTGAATTGCAAGCGTAGAGGGCGTCAAATGGCTTGATTCGCAAGTCCTCGCCGCTGCCATTCAATGGCGACCACCGTTGCAAACTCCTCGTCCGTCAGCTTGGCAAGGCTGGCAGTCGCAACCTCCACTGGCGTCTTGACCTTCACGATCCCGGCTTCAATGGCTGCCGCTCTGGCGCTTTTGACTCCGCTCACCACGTCTTCCCAGAGCGCCGGAGCGTCCCGCTTCAATCGACGGCGCAGGTATTCGGCGGAGTTGCCGTGTTGCGAGATGCTTACATTGTCACCATTTGGCCCAGGCTTGTGCGGGATCACATCCTCCGCCTCAAAGATCAGCCTACGGGCCTTCTCCACATCGGCCCGGCTCACCAGTTCGGCGGCAGAGTCCAGCATGTTTGTGAGTACCTCCACGGTCATGCCAAGCCCTCCACGCGAGTTGGACCGCACGAAGTCGATCTTGGACTTGTAGGTAAAGGACCGGTCGGGAAACTCCACTCGTTGCCACCATGGCGTGCCGTCCGGGTGCGTCTTGGTCATCATGAGAATGATGGTCGTAGGCAAAGCCCGGAGGCAGTTTAAGGTGGACGCAGATTCGCGATGATACAGCTCCATCACTTGCGCCGGGGTCAAGGTGTAGTCTTCAGTTCCAGCTTCCATCTTTCAGGCGAATGAGCATGGTTTTGAGCAGGTCGCGGCGTTTATCAAATTCCGCACGACTGGCGATCTCGCCGCGCCACTGAGAGACGCCCATTTGAGCGTTAATCTTGCGATTGACGTAGGCAAAAGGATTCTCTTCCCCAAGATCGGCCGGGGGATTGGCGCGGATCTCGGACGCTGCCCGCCCCACCAACGCTTCCAAATTTGTTTGCCTGCGGGTGGGTTGCTTTGAGGTGCCGACCAAGGAAAACAATTCACCTGAAGCAACCTTCCGGGCCTTTAATACCGAGATAATGGTATTAATGCCAATCCCGGGATTGACCGTATTCAATGCCGCATGAACCTCATTGGCTTCAACCCGCATCAGTTCATCGTAGTCAACGCCGCCTTGTACGTAGCCGCCTGCGATTTCGGCCGCAGTCGTGGCATCAATTAGCTCGTGACGCTCAGGCCCAGGACCGCACCACGGAGGATCGTCGTTTTCGTTGTCGTCATCGCCTTCCGGCCCAGAGCCTTCTTTGACAATGGCCTCGTAGGTCATCTCCTCCATTTCGGCGACCCACTTCATGAGCTGGGGATGCGCGTAAATAATCGCGGTCCCGTCTTGCCCTCCGTTGAGCTTTGGATCCCAGCGCCAAATCCGGCCCAAAACCTGAATCAGAAAAAGCTGAGTCATATAGTTGGTCAAATAGACCAGCACTCGCAAACGCCGGATGTCTACGCCCTCGGAGACCATTCGGACCGTGACCAACCAGCGGTTGCGCCCGGTCCTGAAATCAGAAATCGCTTCCGCCGATCCGGGTGTGTCATGCAACACAAGAATCGGCTCTTCATTGAACTTGGTTCGCAACACCTCGCAGATAGCCCGCGCATGATCGCCATCCTTGCAGACAATCAGTCCGCCAGCACTGCCGTCCATCTCGACGTTCCGGTAGCGATTGAGTTCCTTTACCCCCTGCGTCAACATGACTTCCACCATGGCAGAATCGCGGTGCAGGAGATAGGAGACCTTTTCCGATGCGTTGCCATCTTCGCTGATCTCGATGGTCTTGGTATAGAGTTCGCCGCTCCCAGGTTTGCGCAGAATCAACTCACCCTCGCCGTTGACCTTGATAAAGGTGACGGGGCGGATGGATGGCGTGATTTCTCCGGGCTGCGCCTTGAGCGCTTTGGACATCCCGAACGAATAGCTGGGCTTGAATACCCGAACGGTTTGCCCGTTGTCATTGGTCCCGTCGTCGTAGTTTACAAACGGGATCGGCGATCCGGTCGTAGTAAAAAGCGTCCCCGACATCGGGATTCTTAAAACGCATTCTTCGCCCACAATACGCACCGACTGCCCCCACTTGCCTTCATCTTGAACGTGGTGGACTTCGTCAAGAATTAGCATCGTCTCATGAGCGCCACATAGGGCGGCAAACATATCGGCTTCTGCGTGAAGCTGACCGTAGGTTATCACCCACAGCGCGATGTCATCCCCGCCGGGCCAGTGACCAGTCTGGAAAGCTTCCATCGCCTTCATCGCCGCGTTGCCGACATTACACTTCACTCCCCAAGGAGGGGAGGAATGCTTGCCTTCCCACACAGCGTCAGAGCAATCCTCGCGCCGGTTGCCCCCTCCATCTTCACGGCCGATATCAATGCGCAGCGTGGTAGAGGGAACCACCCACAGACATTTTTTGACCAGCTTGAGTTTCCGCGCCGTCAGAAATGCCGCCAAAGCCAAGCGCGTCTTCCCAGCTCCAGGCCATGCCATAATAGAAAAGTTTTGCCCGTCGTCGCGGTGCGCATGACGGATAAACTGACTGAGGCACTCATCCTGCCAGAAGCGGTGAGCAGGTAAAGATTTAAACGTATAAACTGAAGGCAGAGCTTCGGCTTGAATCATTTTGTTTGATTTTTTGAGGTTACAGGTCGCGCAAACGGCCTGTCCGTTGCGAAGCTCCGTTTTTCCGCCTTTGGAAAAAGGGATTCTATGATCGGCGTGAAAGGTCCGATCCAAACGAGCGCCGCAAATTGCGCAGCACCCACCTTGGGCGATAACCAAGGCAAGCCGTTGGCTTGTTGTAAACAGTCTTTTCACCGAGTCGATGCTTCGCAACGGCAGTGCCGAAGCGGTTCTAAAAATAAAGGAGCGCAACTTTTCGTCAAACTGGATTGGCCTCAACGAAACAAGTGGAGCAATTTACATTAAAATCTGGTTTTGTTTTCTTTAATAACAGGGTTTCTTATTAAAGTTTCGGGCCGGTAACAACCGCCGTCGTTTCAGAACGGGATGTCATCGGTTTCGGTCGGTTGCTGGTCGGTCAAATTGGTCGGCCTCGGCCATGCAAAACAACCCGCACTGGATGTTCGGGTCCAAGCCTTTCGGGTCTCCTTCTTCGATTTCGTCGAGGAAGATTGGCGAGCGTTCCCCGGCCTTTGTGATACGGTTGATTGTCGTTCCGATGTCTCTTTCCAGCTTTGCCATGCGCTCGAAGATTTCGGGGAAATGCTTCCGCACCCTTTTCCAGTAGTCCAGATTGTCGCGGGCCTTCACGCATCCAATGCAGTTGTTATTACGAAACCCTAGTTTATACATCGCCGGAAGCTCAATTCCTACGCGGTCCAGGATGCCAAAACAATCTTCTTTAGTCAGGTTTCGCTCAATCAGCGGGGTCTCGATTATCCGCTCAAAATTCTGACGCTTCCATTGCTCCACCCGATGGCGCTCTTCGACGGTATACCCGAAAATCTCCCGGTCGCCGATTGTCCAAACGGAATCGCCGGGAATGCGTTTCATTTCAGCCGTGCATGGCGCTCCTTGGTGCGAGACGAGGAACCGCTTTTTCTCGAACACTTCCCAGATGTCGCGGTATTTGTCGCTTTTGGTGATCGTGACCTTCTGGCCGAACCATCGCTCGCAGTCCGCGATGAATCGGGCATTGTCTGGGTGTTCGCTGCCAGTGTCAGAGTAGTTGATTTCTACCGTGCCGTATTTCTCAATTGCCAGCTTGGTAGCGACAGCGGAAGCGGCACCGCAGGAGAAGCGGCATAAAACCCTTCCTGAGGGCTCAACCGCCGTCGCTTTAGAACGGGATGTCATCGGTTTGAGTGGGTTGGTCGAACGGGATCGGCTGGCTGGCTTGACGGGTAGATGGCTGACCGGATGGCTGAGCGTCTGGCAAAGTCAAACTTCCGACGAACGGCGAACCTTTCGCGCGATCGTCTCCTGCTGGGTAGCTTTGTTTGAGGGAGTGGGTTTCGCCGTAGCGACTCTCTTTTGTCGGCCAGGCCACGAGGTCGAGCCATTTGTCGCCGGATGTGCTTTCGAAAAATGCGCCCTTGTCGAGCTTGCTGAGATTGATTTTGATTCGTATCGGTTTCATAAATTCATGGTTGCCCTCCCGCTCGCACGATCAACTTTGCCACGGCATCTTTGTCCGGGGCCGACGGCATGAGCGCCGTCAACGCCTCCCGCATGTCAGCTAAAAGCTCGTGAAGCTCACCAGCTTCCCGCATCGGTCCTCGGTAGCGCATCGATTTCCAGACCAGTTTCACCTGCCCGTTGCTTCGGACCGAAGGGCGGGCCGCAAAGGCGTGAGGGATGTTTGCGATCCGAATCGGCTGAATGTGCCCCTCGCGCTTCAGCCGAGCGATGACTTGGCCAAGTCCCTTGAGGTTGGCCGGAACGTCAAGCCCCGTCTCCCACAAATCATCAACGTGGAGAAACTGGCGGCGGTCCAAATGGTCGAGGATGAAACCGTGCGCGTAGTCCAGCCACGGGTCGCCGCATGTTTCGGCGGCTTGCTCCATCCCGGCTTTCGCGGCTTCCCGCGCTTCGGCGAGGGTCCACAGGTCTTCCGTTTCGTTGGTGTCGTATAGTTTCATGACGCAAACAACTCTCCAAAGAGTTCCGCAATGGAGGTTACCTTGCGCGGCTCGCGCATCGGCAGCCCGGCCCGGAATCGACTGGATTCCGCGCGCAGAAGAGCCAACTCTTCCAGCAAGGAGAGTCGGTCTTCTTCCAGACGGTTTCTTTCCCGTTCCAATTCCCGACAGAAGGAGACCGGGCGAAACCCAAGTGGGCATTCGCCCTCGTAGCCGTCCGTCAACGGTGTGTCGGTGTTCATGGTGTTCATAGACCTGAAATCGCGTTGCTGGCCGCCTCCCACGCATCGTCCAATGCGTTTTGCCGCGCTCGGCCAGCAACCGCATTGATGACATCGGCAATCGCGTCCTGCAGGGTCGCATCATCGTGGCTCGTCCCGAGCGGAACGTGGACGAGCCTTTCCTCGTCATCGTCCATGACAACAAGAATTCCGTCTGCAATCCGAACGTAAAACCGCGTGGCGCCGAAGCGCTCGGTGTGTGTGTAGAGCGTCATTTGATTTCGTTGATAATGGTCAATGCGTTCAAAACCATGCCCTTGGCCAAGCTCACCATGTCGGCGGCTTCCGGTTCTCTGAGAGTCTCTGCAAGGCTCAGAGACTCCTCGACGACCTCCAGCACTTCGCCCAGCCTGAGCATGGCGAGGTAATAGTTTGTTTGCTCAATCGATTTCATGATCAGGTTCAAGTTCAGGTTCAAATTGGCAACGGTAGCCAGGACGTGGGTCGGGAAGCGGGAGCGGCACATTGCTCGCCAGCATAGGATCGAGGACGCCGGTCTCGTGCGCCTTTGCCATCTCAGCAACCGTTCGACGGAACTGGTCTTCGCCCCACTCGAACCGCTTGCCTTCGCTGGCGTTGAGGCTTTCAACCCAACTCACTGAACGGTAGGGGATTTCCGTTTCGAGGACCAGATAGACCACGTAGTCGATCTTGACCCCGCAATCGCGGAGCATTCCGATGTAGGCTCCCTCGGCGATATCGTATCCCAACAGAGCAGTTTCACGGTCGAACGCTTCCAGACGCTTGCCTTTGCCCAAGGTCTTCACGGACCCGAGGACCGGAGCAGTCACGAAGTCCGCCCGTCCTTTGGTCCGCGCCGCATCAAGGACTCCAAAAATGCTTGGCTCAATAAGCGCCCCCTGATTGCCAAGCAACTCAAACACCTGGCGGTTGACCGGGTAGGACAAGGCTCGGTCAACCACGTTGCGGATCTGATCCAGCCGCGATTGCCATATCACCGTTTTGTTGATGGCTTTTTGTTCTGCGCTCCACGCAATGAACTCCGGTTGCTCGCTGGCTTTCTCCCCGGCGAGAAGGTTGACCACGCGAGACGCGATGACCTCTGCCTTTTCGGCATCGCTTGCCGGGTTGACCCCGTGCGCCGATTTCCACGCCTTGGCCTCGGACCAATTCGCATTGTAAACTAGTTCCGCAGCGAGGCGTCCCTTGGCGGCGGCCATGATGTCACGCAGCATGGAATCGCTCACAACAGCGTAATCCCGGTCAATTTTGTCCGGTTCAAGAACCAGCGAATGGATCAACGTCCCGATCTCAAAGTGGGCCGGCGTGCCCTCGCTGCGCTTGTGCAGCGACAGGTAGGGGTCAGCCAACCCCCGGGCGAGGTGATCCTCCCGGCGCATGTCCGCAAGGGCTGCGTAGAGCCCCGAAGAGCGGACTTTTTTCACGAGGCTCGGGTTGATCCCCGGGACGGCCCGGTATTCCGAGGCATGCATGTCGGGGATCAGGCAGCTTTTGCCGCCCGGAGCAAAAAACGGGGCGAGGTATGCGTGTTCCTCCTTCATGCTGCAGGAAGGGTTGAGGTGAATTGAGACCATTTGGCATCTCCGGCCAAAGCACACAGGTGCTTGTCGGGGAGGTCTTGCCAGCGATCCACGGCGCCCTTGGTTTGGCTTTCAACCCAAGCGTTGAGGGCGGACTCCGAAATTCCATCCTCCTCCATGCGGCGGTTGATGAGGTCCTCGGCCTCGCTCCGGTTCGCGGCAGCCGGAGCTTTGGCGGGTGCGGGCTGAGGCTTAGGAGTGGCGGCATTGACGGTCGCAACCAAGTCAACCGGGGCTGGAGTTGCCGGGGCCGACGGCGGGTTGCTGGCCTGTTGCATTTCCTCCTCTGCGTAAAGACCGCTGAGTTCGTCGGGGAAGGCCCGCCGCAAAGCCTTGGCCTCCGCCACCTTCTCCAGCATCGTGTGGGGCATCTTGGCCCACATCGCGGTTGGCTTGCCTTCTCTGGACGTTTGAACGTATTCGCTCCAACGAGCGGATGCCGTGAAGGCCACCCGTTGGCCGGAAACCATGCGCCAGACTGTGGCCCGCGCAATGGCTGGGATCGGTGCATCGGCTGGTTCGGTAATCACATCGGAGCCTGCGTAAGCTCCAGTGCCCGCCGCCCGTTTCCGATACCCGTCGATGCCGGTTTGGAAAACGTATCGTTCCACCCACGAACCGCCTTCTTGGACGCGGCGTTTCACTGCGTGGATTTCGCGCCGGAAAGGGTCAAGCCCCATCCGGTTGCACACTTCTGCAAAAAATTTTAACTCGGGCATCGATGCGCCCGGCATTATCGTGTCGGCGAGAAGTTTCTCTTGGCCTACGGGAATGATTTCGCTCACGCGACCCTCCTTTCTTCTCGCAATTCCTCAAGGTGCGCGTCCATAAACGCGAGATTTTCCTCGTCATCGGCGAATCGTTGCATAAGCGATTCCGTGTAGCGCCCCCAAAAGTAGAGGGCGTGAGGGTTGTGATTGCCGGGATTGCCCAGCAGAATTTGACTTTGTTCGACCCACTGCAGCAGGTCAGGGTCCGGGGCGAAATCGTCCACGACGATTTCAGGCGATGGTGGTGTCTTCATAAAATTCAGCGATTACAGCTTCGCCCTTTTGCGTTAGGGCGAGCAGGGTGACTCGGCGGTCGCAGCAAGAAGTCACCCTCGTGACCAATCCCGCCCTTTCTAGGGCATCGACTACGCCGGTAATGGCTGCGGTGGTGTGCCCGATTTGGCGGGACAGCATTGTGAGCGAAGCGTTTTTCTGCTTCGCCGTCAGCAACAGAACTGTTGCTGACGAGATGCTGTTGACTCCGGCTTTCTTCAGCACCTGAAACCGTGCGACTGTCGCGACTGTCGTGTCTGATACCATTTTCTGAAGACTGGTTGAATTACGTTACAAGTCAAAGGGTTTTGACAAAAAATGTGCGCGATGCACATTTGACCCAATGCCTTGTCATTTTGGATTTGTCAATTGTTAAACAATGAAGATTATTAGTTTCCAAGTAGAATCTGCCATGCGGCAACGAGCGCAACAACGAGCCGACGTCGAGGGGCGCCCACTTGCAAATTGGGTCGCCCATCATTGCGCCGCAGCAGTGCAGCATTTGCCGCCAAGCCTCGGCGAATTGCCGGCGCCGCTGCAACCTTCGCAATTGTTCATTCGCAACGAAGCGTTGCGCGAAACCGTGCAGGTTTTGGCGGAAACCAACAAGACCAGCGTGCGCGTCGTCATGACGCACCTCCTCAAAATCGCATTAGCTCAATGAAACCACGAAAACAGCACCTCTACAGGACGGACCCCGGATGGGTCTGGGAACGCATTGTGGCGGCCTCGCTCGACCGCGTCGTGGTCTACAACGGCGCCGCGGCCCGGGAAGCAGGGCTTTTGCGGGGAACCTCTGACCCTTGGGTCATTGCCTACTACGCTATAGAGCGAGGCGATCCTCCTCCCAAAACCCCGGTTGAGTGCGTCGGGGCTTTTGGAGAAAAGCAAGCCTGTGCGATTGCCGGCAAGATCGCCAGCGGGCAAGCTACGTTGATTGACTACGGCGGCCAACATATGCCAAACGGCCTTGTTGCAGAGGCGCCGGCCCTTGTCATCGTTGACCCCAAGCGCGCCGGCGAAGCCTTGAGCTCCAGCCTCGACGCTGCGGTGAGCGTGCATGAGGTCGCGCAAACCATGCGCTCCATGTTGCAGGCAACCAAGGTCATGCTGACTAAGGACGGTGAGCAGCATGAATTCCCTGACTGGGCCGCCAGGCACAAAGCTATGATGTATTACGCCGAGTATCTCATCGGGCGCCCCGCGCAGCGGATTGAGCACCAAGCGGTGACCGCGCCCGAGGAAACCGACCCTTCTTGGTTGTCTGACCCGGCGACCCTGCGGGCATTGTTGGAGACCGCCAAAGACGTCAACCCGGAGGTCTTTCACTCAGTCGTCGAATCGGTTGGGCGCAATGCCCAAAATTCAGCGGCGTCGGCTGGGGAAACCAATTCGGCGTAGTCGCGCCGCACAACCGCGGGCGACGACCCCATGTCCGCAGCGAGCGTGGTAAGGTCGCGAAAATGCGCCAAGTGGTAGGAGGCAAACGAGTGACGCAATCCGTTGATCGGCCACGGGAAGGGCATGGCTGCATGCAGTTTGATGCGGCGTTTGTCGCCGTGGTCGGCCAGCGGGTCGGCTGGCAACCAAGCCAAGGCTGTCTCATTGAGACGGACGACGCGCCGCGATCCGCGCGTCTTGCCATATTCAATGCGCACCCACCCGGGGCCAAAATCGGTTGGTTTCAACCGCATGGTTTCAGAGGACCGCAAGCCGGCAAACAAACCCAGCACGACGTAGCCCAAACCGTTGACGGTCGGCGCAATCCTCAGCAACGTGCGGACCTGAGGCAGCGTAAAAATGGCAATCTTCCCTTGCCGCAGAATGGGTCGCAGAGTTCGGACCACGGGGTTTTGCTCAAGCAGTCCGAGGCGGATTCCGTTTGCGTACATTGCGCTGATGGAGTCCCGGAAATTAAATCGAGTCCGCGGTGAGCATGGCAACGCAGTGAGCCACGCATCGATTTCTGCTGTGCTCAGCAAAGCTGCCGACCGCGACCCAAACGCTTGTGCAAATTTGTGCAACCTCGCAATGGAGTTTGCGAGATGCGCTTTGCTGCCGCCCTGCGATCTCATGTTGTTTATGCGCAAATCTGCCAAATTCGCCACGCTGATCCCGAGTCTGCGCGCCCGAACGATAGGCAGTCCAGCATCGATGACTTCGGAAAGCGTGCTTTTTAAAGCGGCGATTTCTGCGCGGGCCGACGCCACTGCCGCAACCTCCTCAACGCTCAGTGGGGTGGCGGCCCCAGAAGCCATGACCTGCGCTTGCCATTGCGTCGCCCAAAGCTTCGCCTGACGCAAGGACGCGAAATATTTCGTCTTCCGTTTCTTCTTTGCCCGAAAGGTTGCAACCGCTCTGTAGCCTCGGTCAAATTTGTCTGTGCCGGGACCAATTTCGCGGATGTGGACCTCTCCGGGTTTCAGCATGGTCAAACTCGCGGACAATCTGCGGACAGATTTGTCAACGCACTGTTAGGTTTGACTTTTCGTGGCATTGAGAATGCGGTCCGAGGAAATGCGCGGTACAGGATTTGAACCTGTGTTTCTTCGGTCAGTTCGGTTGTTGTCATCGGGGAAAAAGGGCGGTTTTGACTCTGGAGTGATCATGTCATGAAGAAAACGTGCGGACAAAACGCGGACGCCGTTGCGAGCCTGCTAGTGCGTGATTCTTTGGCAAGGCATGCCTTACAGAGACAAAGAACGTCAACGGTTGGCGGTGCGAGCGGCAACCGCCCGATGGTATGAACGGAACCGGGACGACGAGACCTTCCTTGATCACCGCGCTGAAGCCTCGAAGAAACACCGAGCGCAACAGACGGATCGAACAAGGGCGCGCCGGGCCGAGCAGCATGAAGCAAATGTGGAGGCAGCGATTGCAGGAATCAACCCTAGAAAAAATGAAACGAACGATCACGACAGCGGCTCCGATGGAGCTTGAATCGCCCCTTGGCTACGCTCTGACACATATGTCTAAAGCGGATCGCGCTTTGGCAGAGCAGATTTTGGCTCGCATAAATTCCATGTCTGCAGACCTCCTTGAGGTCGGCAAAATGCTCTGCAAGATGAGCGATGAGGGTCGCGAGGAGTTGCTGGCTGCGGTTCCGGCGGCCACGCAGGACGTGTTCCGCAGACTGCAGGCCGTCGGAGAAGGGCACTTGACGCCACAGGCGGTGTTTCTGCGGGGGCGCGTGGCGACACTCATGGCTAGGTTGCCGGTCGCAGAACAGGAAAAGGTCATGAACGAGCGAGTGCAGTTGCTGTTGCGCGGACCCGACGGGAAAACCGATACCATTATGGCCGACCCCGCAACCATGTCCGCAGCGCAAATCAAACAGGTGTTCCGGGCCGCGGGGTCGCACGTCGGATTGCGCACGCCAGCCGAACAAGCTGCCTGGTTGGATGAATGCGATCGTCGTGAACGATCCAAATCGACTCGCCCCAGCGCCCAAGTCTACATACAGCGCCCCGACTACGTCGTCGAGGGGGGAAAAGTTTACCCCAAACCGCACCTCTGCGAAGACGGCATCTCGGCAAGAATGTTGCGGAAGATGACGGCTGATTTGCGGGGGTGACGTTCGCCTAATCTAAAGGCGGAGAGACCCGCGCCAGATTGCTCTGACGCGGGTCCGTGGTAGTTGACGCTATGCGCGCCGCCAATGCCTTTCGGCAAATTACTCAGTTACTCAGTAATCTCGTCTTCGAGATTTGCCAGATCTTCCGGCAACTGGTGCTCGTTCGCCAGTAACCATCGGGCGGCCTCTTCCCGGCTGACCCATTCGACATGGTCGCGCGATCCTTGCCATTGACTCGTGCTTTCCACGTAGTAGCGCCCCTTTCGGGATTGGTAGAGGGTTTGGTGATTCCACTGCGAACCCGTTGCCCGGCTGATGTGGTTGTTGCCGTCCCAGAACGTGTCTTCGTTCCAGTGATTTGACGCGCGGTCTGTGTCAACTACGGTCCCGTCATCCATTCTATATTTCATTCTCTCTCGCTTTTGCGTTTGATGATCCCGGTTCCGCCGGGCCGTTGTCCTGTCTCATCAGGCCGGGGAGGACGCTCCCGGCGACGCCCAAGAGCGTTTCGCTACGGGTAAGTATCACGTTTTTTACATGCTGCAACCGAAATCTGCATTCACCCGCAAAACCTTGAGTTTTGTTCCGCCAACTTCAACAGAGTTCCGCGCGGAGCGTTTTTTGCAGGTGCATTTGCCAACCAATCATGCCAAGAAACCCATCGGTGCGCACATTCAGCCATGTCATCCGCGGGCCACACGGCTACCAAGTTGCTTTTGCTCGGCAAGGCAAACGGCTGCGGTTGTTTTTCGGCGACAGCGCGCACGGCAATCGAGGCCGAGCTTACAGGCGAGCCTTGAAAGCCGCGCAAGCCATTGAATCCTTCCTGCGCAATGAAAAGCAACCAACTTGACGCGTTCCTGTCAACCCTGCCTGGCCGACTAGAGGTTTCCTTGCCGCCAGACGCGCCCCGCACCGTGTTCGCCTCAGCGCTGGAACTCACGCGAGAACAGGAAGACCAACTCATGCTCCACATCGGCCAGCAAATCGCCGGTCTGGAAGCGGAGATGGGTCGCAACATTGTCAACGAACCAGGTTGGTGGCGCCAGCATGCGTCAAGCACGGACAATCAGGAGCAAGACCCCATGAATTCCTTTTTCGGGAAAAGAGAAAAGTGGGACATGATCTACGCGATGCAGCTTGAGTGGCGGCAATTCTCGGCGCCCATTTTCCGAGAGAGCAACATACACATTCCTCTTTCGCACCGGATCGTGAAGCAGCAGATTTCCCGGGCGCAGGGGTATTTTTTTGGCACCGACCCGTGGTATACGATCTCTCCTGCAGGCGCAGATGACGCGGAGACTGCGCGTCTGGTGGACGACTGGACCAAATGGGCCTTTAACCGTGCCAAAATTCAACCCATTCTGGCGCAAGCAATCGCTTTCGCTTTTATCCGCGGCGAAGCCTTGGTCAAGTCTACCTGGCGCAAGCAATCGGAATACTACCAGCAATACGCCGAGGTCGCCATTGACGTGGATGGCGAACCCCTCGTGGCAGATGACGGCGATTACATTTTCCCAAGCGATTACTGGGAATGGGACGAGACACAGACCTACCGGGTTTTGAGCCGGTCAACAACAACGGCCTTGCCAAACTGGGCGGAAGGCGACGAGGCCAACCTGGTGTTTGATTACCGCCTGATCCACCGCGAAAAAATCCAATTTAACGGGCTTGACCTCGCAATTCCCAATTACAAGGACGTCCTTCTCAGCCCGCGCGAACGCAGCATTGACGATGCCAAATTCATCGCGCACCTCTATTCGCGTCCCGCAATTGACGTGGCTGGCGAGTACATGGCGCATTTGCAGCGCAGCGGGCAAGCCGACAACCTCCCCAAGATCATCGAATTGTTGCGCAACCAAGGCGGCCAAAGAAGGCAATGGACGGCGGAGCGATCTCCCCGGGCCGACCTGGGCGAAATCACTTACAGCCCAGGCTACAGCGGGCAGGTCTCCTCCAACGACAGTTCTTTGACGGTGGAACCGAACATGGAAATCGCCGAGTGCTACTTGCATTACGACGCGCTGGGCCGCGGGCAGACCCAGAACATCGTCGTGCTCTTAGACAAGGCGAACATGCGCCCAATCTTCTACGATTACCTCGCCAACTACGCCCCCGGCAGACCGTTCCACTGCGTGCGCGTCAATCCGGTGGACAACCGCTGGCACGGTCAATCGGCGGTGGAGGATTGCTGGCAACTCAACAGCAGCATCGATCTGCAGTTCAACCGGATCAACCTGAGCAACCAGCGCAGCGGCTACTTCTACGAAATGGACCCGTCGGTCTACCGCGACTTCGAGGGCCAGCCCAACCCGGTCAACGTGGCTTTAAACGGAGGGCACGTTTACACTCGTTTGCCAAACTCGACTGGCAAAGTCGGGTTCACGGCGACACCCATCGTTGACATAAAGCAGAACAACCTGCAGGCAATGATTGAGTTCCTCACGCAAATGATGACGAACATGTCAGGCGTCAGCAGCAGCAACGACGCGCAGATGGCCGGCCTTGAGACCGCTAATTTGGCCACTGGCATTCGGCACCTTGAGCGGTCCAACCAAGAACAGTTCGCTCCGTTCATTGCCCAACTCTCCGAAGGCATTGAAGCCGCCACGCACACCGCGATAAAATTGCTGCTGCAGAACATGGACGAAAAAGAAACCTTCCGTTACCTGGCCGGCAACGAGGTGGCCGTGGCAACCATTGAGCGAGCGAATGTCGAGGAATTCGATTTCGATTTGCGCCTCGAAATCAGCCGGTTCCGGGCCGAGGCGCAGAGCCAGCAAAACCTCGCGGCCATTGCCATGCTCAAAGATTTTGCGGCGCAACCACCCGAAGTCAAAGCGGCGATCCGAGCGCTGACGTTGCGGCAATTGCGACTGTTTGAAACGCCGAACGCCGAAATGGCAATCGAACTGCTTGAGCAATCGGCACCTATCCCGCCGCAGGGAGCTCCGTTGCCGTCTGCGCCGGTCACATCACCCCTCATGGCGGTGGAGCCCAGCGTATGAACCGATTCACGCCCGAAGACGCAAAGCGACACGACGACCTCACGAAGTTCGTGGCCACGCCAGGTTACGCTCGTCTGCAGGAAGCGTTGGACGCCGCCATCGGCACCATCGAAAACGCTCTTTTAGAGCATTGCAAACCGGAGGAAGTCCCCGCTCTGCGGGCGCGACGGGACGCTTTGCTCTGGGTCGTGCAATGGGCGCCGGGACAACTTGACGTGCTTGACCAGCAACTCAGCCGGCCCGGCGGAAATTCTCGCACTCTGATCTGAACCTTGAATTGCTTTGCGCGTTGCGCACCAGCGTGCGCAAATTGCGCGTTGCATATTTGCCCAACGACGTTTTGCAGTTCCGAATGACACCGAGCTCGCGTGCTTTCTGAGCCAGCCAGTGCAAACTCGCCCGATCCTCAGGCAGGAATTTTCCATCGATAACGTTCATCGGTTTCCGCCGCCGGCGATTTGACGGCGCCGCCGGTTGCGCGGGAACTCCGGTTTGCATTTTCAGCGCAGCAGAGACCCCGGCCAGTCCTGCGTATTGGGGGACCATGAGACTGAAAGCCACAGCCGAAAGCACCACCTGCAAGCAAAAGGGCTCCGAGAGTTTGGGAAACAACGAGCGCAAATCGCCAGCCCACCTCACGAATTGATGGCGTTGGGTTTGCGCTGCGGCCATGACCGTTAAAACCTCGGCCCGGGATTTTTGGTGCTGCTGGAGGGCCTCCGCCGCCTCGGCAACGGCGGAGGCTTTTCTGTCCAGAGCAGCCGCCAACCGCGACTCCAAATTGGCAAGATCGGCTTTCCTGCTTTCTGCAGCAGCCAGCAGGCCGGGAATTTGACCATCGTTGCGGATTCCATCATTATCCAGCGTTGCAGCCTGCGCGGCGAGGTCGGCGATTTCATTTCGAGTCGTCTGGACCTCGGCCCGCAATGAGATTGCGTCTGATGGGTCAGCTTGCGCTTGCGCAACTGCGGTCTGCAATTTCGCCTCAATCTCGTCCCACGCTTGGGTTTGCGCCGCGGCAATTGCTGTTTGATCCCGCGCAACCATCGAATGCTCCAACCCAGCGCGCAGCCAAGCAAAAGTTGCAACCTCGCAGCACAGCAGCAACACGCCGCCGCCCAAAGCCACGCGCCAGTAGGCGTTGCCGAGCAAGGTCCGACAATTGCAGAGGACGATGGCGAGCAGAAGGGTGGACAGGCAGGTCACCACGGTGACGCCCACGGCAACCCATGACTGAAAATCGGTGCCGTCGGCGCCGATAGCATGGTTTCCGTGGAGGTGAATCGCGGCAATTAGGGTGACCGATAACGCTGTGAGAATGCCGGAACAAATGAGAATCGCAATTTTGACTGGTTTCATGGGCAGGCTCCGCATCATCCCCGTTTGCAAATTTAATTCAACTAAATTGTTTGCAAACCTGAAAAAGGTCGCACAAGTTGCGACGAGTTTCTGCCGCCCGCAGAAAAAGGCTTTGCGAGAATGGTTTGCCCGCCAGTTTCTCTCGCAAAATGCAGTCAGATCAGGTCATTACAACGCACGTCCCAGAGCATCCTGGGAACTTCCACACTACGCTCATTGAAGACGGATTCGATGAGCAAATCTACGCAAGCAGCAAAGATTTGCTGCAGGCGGGGCACCGGGTCGCAGGTGTTGAGCCCGCTTCGCCGGTCGTGTCTGATACCGTTGCACCTGCTCCGGTTGAGCTTCCCGCCAATGTCGTCCCCGAGGTGCCAAACGTGTTTGCCGAGGCGCAACGCTTGGCAGACTTGGCGGCAGCGCTCGGGCGCCCCATCGAGGCCGATGTCGCCCTGACGCGCGCCCGGATTGCGCTGGGTTTGACCGAGTCCGCGCCCGTCGCGCCTGCTCCTGCTCAAGAACCGGAGTCGGCGAATGAACCAAGCGCCCCCGATCTGGAGGCGATTGAAACCAGATTGCGCGAGATCGACGACATTCGGAAGACTGCTGTTGATGATTACGACCCGGAAAAACTCTCTGCACTGATCGACCAGCAGCGAGAGCTGCTGCTCGCTCACGCCAACGCGGTTGCGGCAAAAACCCGCTCCGACCTGCTTGAGCAGCAACGCGCTGACGAACGCTTCGTCGAGCAATGGACAGACGCAGAAGAGCAGGTCCGCGAAATGTATCCCAACTTGTTTGTCAAAGGGACGCCCGAGTTTGCGGCGATGGCGGAAATGCAGCAAAAGCTGGAAGCCCTGGGCGACGCCAACGTTTTTGCAGCAGACGGGCCGAAATACATTGCCAACAAGGTCGCCCTTGCCCTTGGGCTGGCGCCGTCGCTGTCCTCCGTGACTCCGGCGGCCTCCGGTCGCCCTGTCGCCTCCAGCACCTTGGTGCCGGGCCGTGGTCCCGGCCCCTACAGCGGAGCCGCATCCGGGCCCATCAGCACAAACTTTTCGACGCTCCTCGAGCAGGCCGCGAACGACGACCAGGTCTACCTGGAGGTCCAACGGGCCCTGACCGGAGGGCGCCGATGACAGAGCAGTACAACCAAAAAAATAGAACGACATGAGCATTACACCTGGACCGCAACCGACCCTGTCGGGCAACGGCACCTTCGAAATCAACACCATCACCGGGGCGAACCTCGCGTCGATGGCACCGGACGCAGTTCGGAAACAATGGGCAAACGGATTCCGTTTCGGCGAGCGCAACGAAGATCCCTACATGCAAATGGAGGGCACGGGACTCGACGACCTCGTTCAAGTGGACAAAAGCGCTGCCAATGGCAGGGGCACCGTCGTCACCTTCAAGGAGATGATGCGCTACGTGAAAGCGGGCAAAATGGGGGACTCGCTCTTCCTTGACGCCGAATCGTTTGAGACTCCGACCATCCTGCCGTGGCAGGTGCGGGTGGACCTGATCCGCCACGCGCTTTCCAGCAGCGATTACGTTGAGGAGATCAACGGCATGCGCAACGAGATCCAGTCCAACGAGCACGAGTTGCAGGGCGAGTGGATGGGCCGCAAGAAGTCGGAACTGACCGAGATCACCATGGCCTTGAAAGCAAGCGGCGTGAACACGCAGTTTGCTGGCAACAAGACGTGGTCTACTCTGTCGTTTGGCGACACGCTGTCTTACGACGACGTCATCGACGCGAAGGAGATCATGAAAAGCTACGTGCGTCCCGCGCAAATCCGACGCCGCGGTCGCAACACGGTGAAGAACTACCTGTTTGTCTGCCCGACGCCTGGTCTCGGTGACCTTGAGAAGGAATTGATAAACAGCAATATGATCACGCAGGCGGACATCCGCGGGGCCGAAAATTTTGTCTTCGCCGGCGGCTGGCTCGACCTGCGCGGCCAGACCATCATGGAGCGCGATGCGGTTGATGAGGCCATGGCGGGCCCGTTGGGGGTTCCGCTCGCGCCTCATGCCAAACTCGGCGCGGCCATTGCGGCAGGGACGGCGACCTTCAACATTGTCGGCAACGGCAACGCCAACTGGGCGACCATCCCAGAAACGCAACCGTTCCGTTTCTTCCCGGGGCATGCCTACAAGTTCAACTCGTTTGAGACGTTTGACCCGACCGCAGTCGCGCTTGATGTGGACACTTGGGCCAAGCGCCCTCTCTACGTCAAGGTGATCAACCTGACCGGGGCAGACAAGGGCAAATGGGGCATGTATGAATTCGCGAACAACCACGCTGGAGAGCAGTTGGCCGTGACGTCCCGTCTTGGTTCCGCCGCTTCAGGCATCCGAGTCACCACCCTTGGGTCGGTGACGTGGGATGCGACGAAAAACACTGACGCTCACCCAATCGGGTCCGCTGTCCTGCCTTGCACGGCGGCTGGCACGACCTACGTGGGGAACTTGGTCATGGGGGCTCGCTCTCTCATGCGGGCTTACGGCCTCGGCATCCAGCGCGAACAAGAACGCTTCAACGGTCTGGTCTACCGCAAATACATCTCGCAGTATTTCGGTCAAGCCCCGACTTACGACGTGGCCGGGCGCATGCAGGGTTTCCGGGTTCTGATCTCTGCGGCTCGCTACCCGCAGTTCAAGAGCTTGTGAGCTTGCCAGGATTTGGATGATGGACCTTGACGGTGCGAGGCTTTCCTCGCACCGTCTTGCGTTATGACGCATTACGTAATCAAGAGCAGTTTTCGCCGCTTCGCTGCAGGCCGCGACCGAGAAACGCTGCGGGCCCTCGTGACTATCGGCGCCGCGCGTGAACCGTGGGTGGGCGACCCGGTGCGGAAATGTTACGTTTTTCGGGGGCGGGCGTTGACAGCGGCGGAGTTTGACGAGGTCATGGCGGACGCCGATCTGCTGCGGCAGTTCAACGAGTTGCTGGCTGAAGGTCGGCTCCACGCCCGGGCGCAATTGTGGACGATTGAGCGTCTGGAAATTCCCGACAGCGTTGAGGACAAACAGAAGAAGCTGGCGCAACGCATGGCGAAACGCGAGGAGGCTGTGGCGCGCGTTGACGCAATGAGCGCAACTTCACAACCCGAACGCACCACCGACGCGCTGCGGTGATTGCTGTCTGCGCAAAAGCGGATCGTTGCTGAGGAACGCTGCCAAATCGTGTTTTCGCGGCGTGTAGCGCGTTCCGAGGTCACGGAAAAAAAACCCGATGGCGGCAGCGATGACGCTGTCGTCATGGTGGCCGGCAATCGCCTCCGGCTTGCCGCGCAAATTGCGGCAAAAGACCTCCATTTCCTCGACCGTGGTCAGCGTGAGTTCCACTCCGTTGCCAGCGTCAGTGAATTGACGGACGGCAGCAGCAAGCTCGTTGAGAATGGTTTTGCGACTGCTCTCTCCGTCACCGCCGGTGGTGCGGAAACCGTAACGGCCCGAGGGGCGCGCAGTCACGGCATCTCCTCGTTCGTCCACGCCTACCGTAGCCTGAAAGACGCGCACGTTGCGGTTGACCAGGTTGCGGATGATTCCGTCGTCCCGGTTGTTTTCAGGGATGACCAAACAGTCACCGTAATAGGCGGCAAGGTTCTCAATGAGATCCTCGACGATGTCTGGCGCGAAGCGGCATGGCTTCACCGTTCGGGCTACCTCCCTAGGCGGGCGCCACCGCCCGTCGGCGGCGAAGAACCCGCCCCGCCAGACTTGCACGACATGGTGGTCTCGGTCATCCCCCTTTTCGTCTGCAGCGAGCCCCTCCATGAAATCAGCCGAAATATGGTATGCGCTTCCGGGGGAGGGCGGTTCATAAATCCAAACCGTAGCCTGTTTTGCCTCGACCGGCAGCGCCAGCACCCGGTCTGATGCGTTTTCGCGGTGCAGCAACACGTCGCGCCGCTCGGGCTCGGCGGCCTCGGCCAGCTTGCGAAGGTGCGCCAGACCTGCGCTGGGGAAGAAACTAGCGGAGGACGCCGAAAACGCCTCCTCTGGCGTGAACGGGTATTCCCGCTTGAAAATTTGCGGGTCGCCGTTGCACTCTTCTTCGATGGTCACCCTGCGAAAAAACAGGTGTTCCAAGCTGAGGTCAAACCGATTCATCAAGGCTCGTTCTTCCTCGGAGAGCGATCGCTCAAACTCGGATCGCTCGTCGGGGGTCATCGACAGCCGGCTGTCTTCATGTTCGTGCCACCCGGCAAAAACCTTGATGAATTGACCAGGCCGCGGTTTCCGTCCGGCTTTGACTTCCTCAAGGGACAACGCTTTAGACCAGCGTTTGTAGAACATCCCGGTCGGCCCGGCGGCGGTCGATTCCCAGATCGCAAACGTCCACGGGAGTTTCGGCAATGAAGCCATGGCGCCCGTGAGGATGCGCTCGGCGTTCGCCACGCCGTCGGTGGCCCACCGCGCAACCTCGGTGCAGTGCAGGGAGCGCAGCGCTGCAGATCGGCAGCTTTCCGGTTGTTTAGCGGTTCCTTTCTGCAAAGCAGACCCATTGGACACCGCGCCGATTTCCTCGCCCAACTTGAACGTGTTGCCCCAATCGAACGTGTCGTGGTCCTTGAAAAAACGGATGTATTTCCAGACGTTCCCCGATTGCCATTTGAGACCGCCCATCACCATGGCGTTCGTGGTGCGGACGTTCAGCAACCAATACTGAATCGCAGCGCACACCGTAGTGAGACCGCCTTGGCGCTTCTTTAGGCCGAGAATCCGCACGGGCCAGTTATTCGCCAAGCATAATTCTAGCGCTTCCAAGATGCGCGACTGCAACGGGTTTGGAGCGAATCGTTCAAGCTCGCCGTCCTTGTTCAGAATCCATGCGTGCTGGGCGATCCATGCGCGGCAACCGTAGGGACCGCGGACAGCCTGCTGCAGCAACGCACGAAAACTGCGCGAAATGCTCACGGGTGAAGGAACAGGGAACAAATGATGTCCTGCCGGTATTCGTAGACGCGGCTATTTTTCTTGCGCCAACCGTGCAGCGGGATGATGCCGTTGCGCCTGTCAGAGCGCAACTGGTTCAGGCTAATGCCTCCGCCAAGGAGGGCTGCGTCCGCAGCCTTGATCCAGACAATTGTTGCAGTGCCGTTGTTGCGGAGATCACGAATGACGGTTTTTAGCAAATCGATTTGTCGCTGAAGCTCAAGGGCCTCCATGATCAATTTGCTGTGCGCGTAAAGCTGTCGCTTTGTCTCCAGCAACGACGTCTTGAGGGCATTGATCTCGTTGTGAAGATCACGCTGCGTTTCGTCGGCGAATTCTGTTTTCATGGCGGGGCATACGTGGGGATTTAGCAAAAAGTTAATCTATAGAAATCATATTGCTTTGTTATGGAATTAACAAGAAAAAACAGAGTGATTTTCATTAAGTTCCAATGAGTTCAATCGCCCATTAAAATTGCAGTGGATAAGATGCAGATTGTCAGGATGAATCATCCGTTATGGATGAGGGCGAAATTCTTGAAAATGTAAACGAGCGTCTGTATGAGCAAACAAGAGGTAAGGGGAGGCAGCAATCCACTCCGCTGATGCGCCCGCCAAAAATGGGTTACGAATTTGCTCAGGACGAAGCAATGGCTGGCGGCGCTGAATTGCGCAACGGCAGATTGCGCATGCAGGCTGGGCGCTACAGAGGCATGCACCCTAGCAAAGCAAACGCGAAATTTCGCGAGGATTACGCTGCTCTCTCGGGAGAGGAGAAAAACGAATTCACTCGCAAGGCGCAAGGGGAAGACGTTTTGGGGCCGATGGACCGGGCAATCAAAGGTCGTTACGACGCGGCCTTGAGCGGGGCCATGTTCGCGTCAGCAAACGGCAAAGGTGGGCGCGCTGGAAAAGCAAATCCAAATTTGACGTCACGAGGCGCCACTCCCGCAGCCACCACTCCAGCAGGGCCCATCCGCGGTCCTAAACAAGGCGGACGCAAAAAACAACAAACGGCGCCCTATTGGATGGCCGGACAACCAGCATTGAATTCGTTGAGTGCCGGGGCCTCAAAAAATGCTGTGGATGACCCTATGTCCCGCCCGGAATACACGCCAGGCATGAGCGATTACGAACGTCGCCAAATTGACCGCGTGAAGAACATCCAAGCGAACTGGGCTGGCAACCAAGCCGAATACGACATGAATCAAGCGGGCAAGGTCGCCATGCAACAGCGCCGGGGCGCGCACGATGAAGCGTTTCGCCGAGCCTATGGCACGCAGCCAGTGCAACCGGATTTCTACAGGGCGAATTGGAACGGCGGGAATCGGCGGCCTACCGGACCCGGCGAAACAGTTGTCGATCGGGCCACGAAGCAAAAGGTGACTCCGCGCATCAATGGAGTTTCGCCGAAGGAAGCAATCGACGCAGCAAAAAAACAAACCGCCGAAAATGCCGCATTGGACCGGCAGATCGGAGTCGGTCACATCACTCGGGGTATCAACAGCAATGGATATCCCAATCCTGCACCGCGCACAGACATCAAGGGAGTCGGATATGGCGGTAACTACGACGCCGACGACGTGCGGCAATGGCGAGCGGAATTGGCGATGCAGCAATCGATGCAGAACCAAGGCCGCGAATTGCAAAGTGCGGGCAAGACAAAGAAATTCAATAAGCTCCAGTCGGAATACAATCGTCGGTTCGGCAATTTGTCCCAAGCCGAAATGCAAGTGCGCGGGCAAGTGTTGGGGCAGGATTATGTAGGAGCGAATCGCAAAATCTACAATTCCCGCTACCGCAGCACTCCATTGAAGCCTCCGTCCCAGCCTTAGCCTGCGCCCAAAAAACCTCCTGTCGTAGCCTAAACGCAGCACGTCGCTCTCTTCCACAAACGACCAATGGCCAGCCCGCTTCGCCCGCCTCGTCAGAAACCTCCGGTCCTGCTCTACACGCCGCCCAACTTGGGAGAGTCGTCGCGTCAGGCGCGCGAGGATTACATGCGCGACATGAGCATGGTCGCGCAAGGTTTTGCCGCGCAGGAGGCAGAACGCGAAGCGCGGAAGCAAGAACGATTGCGCAGGGAAGCGGAGGAACAACGCGCGAAATGGAACGATTCGGTGCAGGAGACGTCGCGAATCACTGGTTTGCCTGTTCAGAAAGACCTGAGCGGGCAACCCTTCGTAGAGTTCCCCTCAGAAGAAGAACTGCAGCGCAAACAGCAAGACCTCACCGACCAAGCAAATCAACGCCGATTGGCCTTGGAGAAAGCTGCAGCAGAGCAACAACAAAGGACCAAAAAGGAACAACAGCAATCTTTGGATGCTGCTGCGGAATTGGCAAAGACCTATGCGCGCCAAGCCGCAGAACAGCGGGATGAGTTCCTGAAGAAACAAGGGTTGGACGAAAGCACGATTTCGCAATACGGCACGCCCGAGCAGCAGACAGAGTATCAACGCATTGAGGACGCCCGAAAAAAGGCGCAGGACTCGGCCAACCAGTCGGAGATTGCGGCAAAGAGTTTTCCGGTGCAGCAAGCCCCAAGCGCTGGGGAGCGGATCAACGAGCAGTTAGAAATCGATGAGGCGACGAAAGCAACCGAGACCAGGTTGCAAGCGTTTGAGCAAAAACAAAAGCAGTTCGACGCCAAGGTCGCACAAGACGCGCAGGAAATTGAGCGGCGATACGCTGAAGCAAAAGCTGGCCGCCTTCGCCCGCGGGAGTCGAGGCAACTGGATCTGGATCGAGTCATTGCCTTGAACAAAGCGGCGGCCTTGGCAAAGCAAGGCCAAGACCAATTGATGGCCGAGCAGGCTGAAATCATGGCAGGCATTGAAGCGCAAAACCGTCGAGTCAATGCGTTCAACGCGCAGGTGCCAGGCTCGTCTGCGCCAGCATCCTCTGCTGCTCCTGAGATTCGGGAGTCAGTGACTGCCAAATCTCAAATTGGGGAGACAACGACTCCCGAATTGCCGGCGCCAAGCTCGTCTGCGCCAGCATCTTCTGCTCCGGCTCCTACGGCCCCAACAACCGCTCCTCAAGCCTCTGTTCCTGCGCCAGCGCCAAGCCCAAGGGCTGCGCAGATCGCAACCGAACAAGAACAACTACGCAAAAACGTCGAAGCGCAGGTGCAGGAATTGCGCAAACTGCGCAAGGAAGGAAAACTGACGCCGGAACAGTTTACGCAACGATTGCGCGAAATCACGGTGCCGAGCATGAGCGAAGCCGTGCAACAAGGCGTTTCTGCAGACCTGTTAAATGCTACGCAAAAAGCTGCTGCAGCTTTGGGGCCAGACGCAAAAGCCGAAGACGTTGCAAGCTCGAAACAGATTGCGACGTTGGACCCAGTCGCGAAAGAACTTGGCTATGACAGCGGCGCCGATCTGTTCCGAGCCACGGAGATCTACCGAACCGCCGGCATGGGAGGCGTCATCCGGTTGCCGCAAGCGCAAGACAAGGAATTGATTGAGTCGTTGCGACCCAAGGTGAAAGCCATGGCAGACGACATTCGCAAATTTGTTGTGGAGGATCGCAAGGCGGTTGGTCCAATTGGCGCAGAAAAGCTCACGGAAATCATCACGAGTCTGCGCGAGAAAGCTGATTTTGGTTCCGAAGCCGAGGTCAACCAGGCTCTGGCGCTTCTGCGCGAGGAGTTGGCGGGCGAGTTTGGCCAGACCGAACAATCCGCCAAAGGTGTTGTGACCGACGCCGAAAACGCCATCGGCAACGTGCTGAGTCAGTTGCAACTCGCTGCTGAACAACCAGTCCGCGATCAAGTGCTGGAAGGCGGGACTTTGTGGGTCGATGACGAAAACGCGCCCAAATTGCCCATGAGTTCCACTTGGGGCAATTACGGCACAGGCTCCGCCAAGCGCAAGGCCACGCCAGCGGAAGCCGAAGCCATACAGAGACAAGCGAAACAAGCGTCATTGGACGACATGTTCATTCGGGGCTTGAAAGACTTGCAGCAAGGCGAATGGAGTCCTTCGGCGCTGCAGACTGGACGCTTGTGGGAACCGACAAAAGGATCGTTTGCGGACAAATTCATCAAGCCCACGGAAGGGTTCCTTGAGAAAAGCTCCAAAGTCGTCATCGATTCGGCGCCCTACATGGGTCTCGGCGCCATTCCCTTTGCCGGCGTGCCGCTTATGGCTGCAGCTTTTGCTGGGGAGCGTTTAGATCAACTCCAACAAATCGAGGGCGACAACCAACTGAAGCATCGCGCGGCAGTTGCGAACGGGGAGAACCCGCCCCCATACCGCCGAATGACCGCAACCGAGAAACTGGTGGATGCGGTGCTCGTCGGCACGGTGCAGGGCGCCGTGGAAAGGTTTTTGGGCAAAGCGCTCAAAGTTGGTTTAGGCCCCGCGGGAGGAGCGCTTGCGGCTCGCATGGCTCGCGTGGGCGTGCGACCCATGGCTTCGTTCGGTCGCCGCCTCGGCCTGCGGATCGGGGAAGAATACCTTGAGGAAGTCGTGCAACAGGTGACGCCCTACGGAGCCGACCTTGTGGCCGAATTGTTTGGGGCTGACCGCGGCGACATCGGCGCGCGGTTTCAATCGGACATGAAGCAGTTTGTGGCTATGACCCCGCAAATGCTCATGGGCATATTGATGATGTCCGGGCCGATGGTCTACGGCAGTGGGCGCAGGGCTGATGCCCTCGGGCGCGGAACTTTCGATCTCAACAACGTCGCAGACCCGAATCTGAAAGCAGCACTGGCGGCCTCGTTGCCGACCGTGGCTGAAGCCTCAGCAGAGCAACTCGTTGCCGCCGGTTACACGCCGCAGATCGCAGCGCGGGCGGCGAAGATCAAAAACGCAGCATCGCGATTTGAATACCTCGCCAACAATCAAGCGCGTCTGGATTTGACGACGCCGGCAGCGCAAACGGCGCAGCGCAAGCTTCTTGAAGAAAGCAATGAGCCGATGGTGCGAGTGCTGCGGGCAAACATGGAGCTCGCGCAACGCATCGCTCCTGCGCGTCTGGCAAATGAACTCGGTGTAACGCAGGAAGCGTTACAACGTGCAGAAAGCATGTTTGGCCAAAGCCGCGACGGCGACGAGGCGCTGGCCGCAGTCGCTTTGTTGAATGACCCTGCGAATTTTGAGCGCAGTGTTGCCGAGGCGGTGCAGCGCACGCAAGACCGGGCGCGGGCGATTGTTGCTGCTGCGCAGGAGACCGATCCGGTTTTGGACGTGACTGCCATCACAGAGGCTCGCCAGCAGGCTTTGGAGGCAGGGATCGCACCGCAGGACGTAGAAGCGTCGCCGCAGATGCAAGCCGCCCGAGAAGGGCAACAGAATCGCGCAGCGGCCCGCGGGCTCGGTCGCATCCTCAATGGCGGGCAGGCCACAGAAGCGGAAATGGCGGCGATAGGCGCGGTGCAAGCCGTCATCAATACGCCGTTTTTGGAAGCTGGCCAAACGGCAAACATCGTCACCGACGCTGGCCTAGCCTGGTTGCAGCAAACGTCGCCAGCAGTGGCGCAACTTAGCGCCATGACTGAGCAACAAGCGCGCGACTGGGATGGCAATCGCGCCACTGCGCAAACGAGGGCGCAGGAAAATGTTTCTGGAATTTCAGGGGTGGGCACTCCTGAAGCGCAAAGCCAAGGGCGGCAGGACGCCGCCGCATCTTCCTCGGAGGATGCGGCGGTATTCCGCTACACCATTCAGACCAATGACGGGCGCACGCTGACGAAAGACTACGCAGAGCAACAATCGAACGAGGACGTTGCTGCGGCTTTTGCGCGAGAGGGCGCAACGATTGCTAAAGGCACGAGCATCGTCGAAGAGCAAATTGCTCCTGCAGCAACGCAAACGCAGCCATCGCCAAACGAGGCGCAGATTGCGTGGTTGGCGCAAGTGGCACCAGAAGTCGCGCCGATGTTGCGGTCGTTTCCAAAAGTTGTGGTGACCGATGAAAAAACCGGGCCGCCGATGGAATACGACATGAAGCAGCAGGCGTTGGTGCTGCACCGAGGCGTTATTTTGTCTCAGTTGGAACGTGGGCGCCGCGATTACGTGGCGCAAACCGTGCGCCATGAGTTCATCCACCACGCGATGATTCGCGCCATTGCAAAGGGCGAATTCACGCAAGAGCAAGTCGCGGCAGTTTGGTCCGAATTGGGCAAGAGCGAGGCCGGGCGCAAGCTGCAAACTTTGGTCAACAAAGAATACTTTCAGACCAAGGAAGCAAAACAAGCTGCTATCGCCGCAGGATTGGCCACGGATTTCCACATGGCATCGGAATTGGTGCGCATGGTGGTAGAAGGCAGGATTCCAGGCGGGCAAATTTCAGAGGATTTGATTCGCCAATCGGAACTGCGCTTGGTCTTCAGCAAAATCCTGCGGTGGGTAAAGGCGGCGCTGAACCGCTTGTTGCGCGACCTGAGCGCGGAGGACGTTGTGACGTCTATCGCATTGGAGCGTTTCGTGAGCAACGTGGACGCGACCATGAAAGAGATGTTGATCGCTGCGCCTGATGTTGCTGATGTTGCTGATGTTGCTGATGTTGCTGATGTTGCGACCGCGGTTGCGTTTGAGTTTGAATTTGAGCCTGAGTTCCCAGTCGCAAAACTCAAGCTGTCGAAGGACGTCCCCAACTTCAAAGAGAATGCAGACCCGGAAACCGGCGTCGTTCGCGGTGAACGATTGGAAGGCAAAGTGGATCGGCGCGGACTGGGACCAGTGATTGCGTGGCGCAGGCTCAACGGGGACGTGGAGGTCATCAGCGGGCGGCATCGGTTGGATTTGTTCCGCCGCAACGGCGAAAAGACGATCCCGACGCAAATTTTTAACGAATCGGATGGATTCACGAAATTTGACGCGCAAATCTTAGACGCTGAGCTTAATATCCGAGATGAAAAAGGCTCAATCTCCGACTTCGCAACTTACTTCCGAGCCGCAGGAATCACGCGCGAGGAAGCGGTGGCGCGCGGTCTTCTTGCAAGGGCTAAAGGACGCTCCGGCTTCGCGATTGGCCGAGACGGCAGCCCTGATCTCTACGCTCTCCATTCAGCAGGACGAATCGCGGACGCCAAAGCCGCCGCAATAGCTGAAGCCGCTCCGGGCGATGCCGCGCTCCAAGCGGTCGGGCTTCGCTACGCTGGGGAACTCTCCCCGGAAGCCCTCACGCAGTTGATCCGAGCGACTCGGAACACGAACGAACAAGGCCAGCAGGGCGACATGTTCGGGTTCGATGACGCAAACCTCAACAGCGCGGTGGCGCTAGTCAAAGAATCGCAGAAACGGATTCGCGAGATTGACGAACAGATCCGCGCGGTCAAAGGCGCGGCGCGCAACCCGGAAGCCGCCCGTAAGCTAGGGGTGGACGTTCGCGACCCGGCAGCGGTGCAATCCCGGATTGAATCTCTTGAATCCGACAAAGCCCGGTTTCAACGATTCTACGGCGATCCGGCGACCATTGCGGAACTCAAGGGTGAGACTCCCGCAAAGCCAATCGACTTCCGTGACAAGGATTTCTTGGACGCCACCGGGCAGGACTCAGGATTCCGACTCACGGGACAGAACACGCGAGGGACGGAGTTCGTTGAACCCGATTCCCGGACTCAATCCGAAATCGACCGCGAGGCCGGACAGGGCGACCTACTGACCCCATCCGAGCAATCCTTCACCGCGCCGAAGCCGAAGGAAGACGGGCAGAACGAGACGCTCAACGCATCCGGCGCAACTCCTTCGCAACCGATCACGGCCCCGGCCATCATCGCCCTTGCACGCGAACTAGACCCGCAAGGTTTACGGGATGCAGTCCAAAAAGCGCGAGCGTTTATCAAACGCGAGGCGGACAAGGGGATCCCGTTGTCGCAACAAATGCAGGCCGACCAGATCACCCTAGCGGCGCAATCTGTTCTACTCAAGAATCGCGACAATCCGCGAGCGATGGCGCTTCTTGTCGATGCAGGCAAGGATACGTTTGCTCCATCCGAGCAATCCTTCACCCCGCCGCAAGCCGACCCGGTAACGCCGCCCGAAAACGAGATGTTGATGGCGTCCGCCGCCGTGCCAACCCTTAATGCAAACACCCCGATCAGTCGCCCGAGCGGCAGGCACGATTTCAGTCGAGTTGGCACCGCATGGCAAGGCAAGGTCAAGCCGACAACCCGCGACACCAACGACGGCATTCACTCCGTGAATGCCGCAGGTCTAGCGAAGCAAATGCCCAAAATCACGCACTTTGTTGATGACGTTCCTTTGCCGTCCTATTTGATGGAGAGCACCGACCCAGAAACTCGTCGTGACGTCCTCATCGATTTCTTTAAGGGCAACATCCTTGCTCTTTACGATGCGTTCGACACGTTGGGTCACAACCTGACGGTGCGGTCAACACATTGGTATGATGGGGCGCGACTGATCGCAGAGTCGATTGCGTCCGATAACGGCATCACAAACGAGCAGGCTGCTGGAATCATGGCGGTGCTGTCACCAATGAAAGATTGGTTTCAGAATGTCGCTATGGCGCAGAGAATGGCGGATGTTTTCGCCAATCACCGTGACGTCGTAATCACGCGAAAGCAGTTCAGCAAGACGATGCGCGGCATGCTTGACTCGGCGCAAGACGCAGCCAAGCGGCGCAAGGAGTTCAAGCTACTGGAGGGTCGTTCTATCGACGATCTGTGGGCATCCGGCGATCTTGTCGACAAACGCCTCGCCGCAGTAGCGACCCGCCTGCTCTCACAGCACTTCCACGGTCTGGAACACCAAGTCCTTTCCCCAGAAGGAGAAAACCTAGGATTGCGCCGGAACCTCGACGGAAGCACTAAGAAGATGGTTTGGCAGGCTGACGTTTTCATCCTCAAGGGGCTTTCCGTCGCCTACGACGGATCACCGGAAAACATCTCGGCGACACTGGGTAACGAGCATAAAATCCGCAATTTCTACAACAACATCATCGCCCCAAACAGCCCTGCTGGCGATGCCACAATCGACACGCACGCAGTCAACGCATCGGCGTTGTATCCTATGGGCAACAAAGGATACTTGGTCGGGTTGAGCTTCGGTGATGCCGGTGTCGCTGGCGGCGGGAACTCAGGCATCTACTGGATGTTCCACGAAGCTTACCGGCAAGCCGCCGAAGAACGTGGGATTATGCCGCGCCAAATGCAGTCGGTCACTTGGGAGGCAGTCCGTGGACTCTTTACCGACGACTTGAAACGCTCCAAAGCATTCGTTGGACAAGTCACACAAATGTGGGCAAATTCTACTGATGCCGAATCCACCCGCCAACAAATCATCGGCCTCGGAATCCGACACCCTGAGTGGGCTCGATTTGACGCCGGAAGTGGTCCGCGCCCTTCAGGAAAGCCTTCCGTATCTGGAAAAGCTGATGGGAAGAAAGCTGACGCTAAGGGAAGCGTACGATCTGGAGTTCGACAAGGAATCGCACGTTCTGGGGGACTGACCACCCCATCCGAGCAGTCTTTCACCCCGCCGCAAGCCGACCCGGTCACGCCGCCAGAGAACGACACCCTCGGAGCCAGCGCGGCGGTTCCCTCGGCTATGGCCCGACGCTTTAACGTGGACCGTCAAAGCGAGCCCTTCGTCTTTGCGTTCCTGAGCCGACGCCGGGGACGGATCAACACGCTGAAGATCAAGACCCGGGCGGACCTTGACGCATTCGCCGAGGCGGAGTTTCAACGCCGTTCGCAGAACCGTTTTCAAGTTGACCCGGAAGACGTCCGTCATTTGGAGCCAGCAGTGCGTGCGGCGGCTGAGAAGCAAGTCAAGTATGGGATTGCCGAGGGGCGCAATACGCTGGACCTTTTGCACACTCCGGACGCCGAATCAATCGCGCGAGAACAGGCCGAACTTAGGGCGATTGCCGCGTTGAAGCGAAAACACGAACGGCTTGAGGCTGAAGCGCAACGACTTGGGACAAACGAGGCGTGGACGCGATTTGAAGACGCCTACGCTGAATATGAGCGTGCGGAATTGGCTCGCTCAAAGGGCGAAGGATTGGTCACTACGGAAGCAGGATGGCAAGCGTGGGTGGAGCAGAACGTCAACCGCCCGAGGCGCGAGGCGGCGGAGGCGTGGGCGAACATGCTCGACGATTCGCAGGGCGAGGTCGCGAAGCTTCGCGCAGAAGAGGCGAAGCTGGCGGCAGAAATGGCCGAACGTCCAAAGGGATGGGGTGACGCATACTTCGCCCAAAAGATCGCCAAGCTTGAGGAATTGCGCGGCAAGATTCGCGAGATCACCGACCCATACGCCCGCAACCTAGCGTGGGACATTCTCGAACACAGCATCGGCGCCCGCGACAACCATGGGTTCGGGCGGCCTCGCGAATTGAACCCGGAAGTCCTTGAATCCACCATGGAGGAAATCCGAAAGAATTCGGACAAGGTGATTGCAGATGAGACGGATGCAGATGAGGTGATCCCTCTTGAAAGCTACACCGACACATCCCGCCCGCCATTTCGCGTTTTTGCTCGCAGCTTCAAGCAGTCAAATCCCAGTGCGAAGAAGCTGGAGATCGCGGCTGCCTACGATGCAAAATACCCACCCAACGCGCGAACCCGGACTCCCTTGCAATCGACAGGGAGTGAGCCCGGGCTGTCGCCGTTAGCCATCTACGACGAGGAGCGGGCCAAGGCGGCGACGAAGGGCTTGCGCACGATCAAGGCGGGCGACGGGCATCGGTGGGTGTTCGTGCCGGGGAATAAGAATTCAGGCACCTCTGTGTTCGTGACTTTTGCCGACGGGAGCAAGGTCGTTGGATCGGATCGCGTAGAAGCTGAGTATAAGGCCCGTGATGTGATCGAAGGGTATTTGGATTTTTCCGAAATCGAAGTGGCTCAGGTGTCTGATTTGTTCTACGCCGAAGAGGATGATTTTGGGTTTACGGTCAACTCGTCCGCAGACCCCGACGGCGATGAAGCCGTCAAGACCTTCGACACAGAGGAAGAGGCTCAAGACTTTATCGCGGAATACCAAGGGCAGTGGGTTTTTCGTCATACCAGATGGGAGACCTATGATCTTGGTAATACATATTCAGACAAGGAGTCTGCGGCCAACGCAGCAGCGTCGGTCCTTGTTGACGAAGAACTAAACAAGATCGGATTCGAAGAAGTGCCATCCATAGAGGATGACGCCGTGAAAGCCCTGATGGCGCTCAGCCCCGATAGCTGGTGCACCAACGGCGAAAGCATGGCCCGCGACTACCTCTCGCGCGTCGATTACTGGCTCCTCCTCCCGCCGACGGGCAACAAGACCATCGGAGGGATCCGACTCCACACCGGGACCAACCGCATGGAGGGCATCAACGGCGTCAACAACGCCGACGATTCCCGAGAGCTCCTCGGAGATCACGCCCAGCGCATCGCGTTGCTCGTGCGACAAGAGGGCATTGAGGTCACTGACAGCGCAACAAAGAAAGCAATCGAAGCGCTGTCGAACCTAAAAGCATCTGCCGCCATCCCGATTGAGCGCAGGATGAGTCACGGCACTGATCGGGAGTTCGACACGTTTTCGGAGAAATCAATCGGTCAAACCTCGGGGAACAGAGGATACATTGGGGGCGTGGCCTATTTCTGGCGCGGCCCGCAACAAGCAACGGACGCATCGCTTTTCATGCAGACTCGCGGGGTTCCGTTGCGCGGCGTGCGCGTGGTCGCTGCTGAGATCCCTGAGCGGATGCTTGATGTGGCATCGGATTTGAATGTATCGACTACGGAGAAAGACCCGCGCAAACTTTCAAAAGAGTGGAAGGACTTTGTCGCGGCGAACCCTCAATTGTTGCAGATCGACGAGACGGATCAAGCAGAAATCGACAGGTTGCGCCAAGTGGCGGATCAACTCGATGCGATCTTGCCAGATGCCGGTCAGCGTTATCGGCTCACTGCGGACGCCATTGAAAGGGTTCCGTCAGGTATCGCGCCATTTGAGATTACCCGGGGAGGTCAATACCCTGAGCGGTTGAATCAAGCGCTGCGCGAGGCCGGATACGATGCGATTGCCATGGGTAAAGAGGTTGCCGTGGTGAATCTTGACGCGCTGCAAACCCTTCGCGCCAGCAGCGCCGAGCCCGCCATGTCTGCGCGGCACGCGGAGCTTGAGGCGAAGCACAACGCCGGGACGATCACCGAGGCGGAGCGCAAAGAGGCGGAGGCTTTGGTGGAGAAGGCGGCGAAGGCTGCGGGGTATTCCGTAGGGTTTGTAAAATGGTTTCATGGAGGTGAAAAAATCGCAAGGCAAGACAGGCCGATCTTTTTAACGGATGACACTGATGTAGCTCGTGATTACGCAAATGACGCCGACAATGGGCTGGTGCAGTCTTTTTACTTTAATGGGAAGGTCGCCAATCTTCATGATGTTCGCGGGGTAGATTGGGAAAACACTGCTGGCGGCAATATCGCGGAGGCGGTAAATTATTCTTCAATTCAAAAGAAGGTTATTGCGTCGGGTTTTGATGCGCTTTTATTTAGTGACGAATCACCTTCTGGAAAGGCCCACAATTCATTACTCGTTGTTGCCCTTAACCAAATCAAATCCGCCGACGCCTTCACGGGAGTCCCTCTAGACGAGCGCTTCAACCCCGAATCTGACTCCATCCTCCGCGCATCTGGCGCAACCCCGATTAAGCGCAGCAGCGCCGAGTCGGCTGCGGCTTTTACCGCTGAGGAGTCAACGCGCATCGCAGGAGCGCAGCATGGACAGGGAGACTCAGTCGTGGCCTTGCGCGACCGCGAATTGGACAGGCTCGCGCAACAACGAGGAATTGACCCGTCCGCCGTGGCTTGGGCCAAAGATCTCTTTGCACGGTGGTTCCGCGGTCGAAATTTCATTCAACAGGTGCGCGCCGATTGGGATCAGGCGGTCGAGGAAGACGGCGAAAACGGTCGCGCTTTGATGGCTGCGATTGAGGTTCACCAAGCGATGTTCCGCGCTGCCTACGGCGACCAGACCGTGATCGGGGTGCGGGCCAGGGTTCCAGACTTTGGCACCCAGGTCGATGGTGTCGATTGGAGCAAGCGCGGCGACAATGTCAATGTGGCTTTCAGAATCGCAGGCACATCGCTCTGGAGGGTTGATCAAAGTTACAAAGCAGCAGATTTGCCGGCAGTGCTTGGCGAAAAATTGGCCAAGCAAATCGTCAAGAACCGCGCACAGCAAGGTCGGATCGTTGGCCTTGACTTGAAAATCCGAAATCGGGATATGGAATCCCCGCCAATGAAAGGCGGCCTCAAGGAGCGCAAGTTGGAGAGCGGGATGTCCGTCGTTGCCTTCGCTGATGCCAACGCGCCACTTGGTCGCCAAACAATGCCCCTAGTGCGCGAGCCGGGGTCACAAACAGAATTGGTGACCGCCCACATACGCCCAGAGGAAATCGCAGCAATCGGGGCCATCGACACAGATGCCGAACATCGCCCTTACGGCGAACTGCTTCTGCTTGGAACTGGCAAAATCTTATCAGCAAGAACACTCGTTGGGCCGGACACAGACCCGGCCAAAGCCATCGACCGGCTAGTTCGCAAAACGCGCGTCGAAGCTGAAAATCGCCGCACCTCCGTGGCGAATACCGCCAATTCAAAACGTAAAGAGCGGTCCACATATCTGCGGAATAAGAGGATCTCATTGGATGAGAGTTTACCCGACGTGGACGCCAACGGCAAAAGCAACATTTTGTACGCCAGCGAAGCCGCGCCGTCACCGATAAATACGGCAAGAGCGGACGCAGCGCACATGGAAGCGGTCAACCGGGGCGACCTGGCCACCGCGCAACGCTTGGTGAACGAGGTGGCGAAGCAACGAGGCTTGCGCGAAGGCTACCATTACTCGCCGAAGACCGGAAGTTTCGACGTCTTCCGTGCAAATCCGGGGGAACTCGGAATTCATTTCGGCACTAAAGGCCAAGCGGAGTCTCGGCAGATCGCCAAAGGCGTGACGCTCGCTTTTGGGCCAAACGCAGCCCGCGAAAACCGCAGGCTGGCCGAGGAGCGCGAACGCAACACGGCCCGGTATTTCCTTGACCTGCGCAACCCTCTGCGGGTGCCGGACCTTGGCTCGTGGACGGAGGAAACGCTTGGCCCTGAATTGACTCGGCAGGGCATTGCACATGACGGGACGCTGCGCGGGATGCAAGGCGCGCTTGAAGCTGTTGGCTACGACGGGTTGATCTACCGCAACGAATCAGAGCTTGAGGCCGACGGAACGATGACGGACAGCGTGGCTGTGCTGCGACCGAACCAGATCAAGAGTGCCGCAGCCTCCACGGGCGTGCCGTTGAGCCAGCGGTTCGACCTGAGCAGTGACTCCATCCTCAGGTCCAGCAATGCGGAACCGACGGGCCTTGACAATTTTGTGCCATCAGCACAAAGTGGCGGCATGGCTACCGGCGACGGGGCCGCCCAGAATTCACCGACTCCGCAGGGCGGCCTCACTGACGCGGACCGGGCATGGAATGCTTTTTATGCTGCCAAAAAAGAAGCGCAGCAAGAGCGATCAAGGATTGTTGAGCAAAGCAAAGAAAACGAAAATGCCAGTTTTGGGTCGCTGAAATGGGAAAATGGGGACGATGAAGGATATTGGAACGCTCGCACTCGCGACGGGGATTGGTTGACGATTTTTGAAGATGGAAATCGTTTCGGATACTATGGGTCAGTCGGATCTGAAGAATTTGAAGGGATCGCCGATACGTTCAGAGAGGCGGCGGCATACGTTGAGGACGAAGTTAACACAGCAAAAAGGGACGAAAATTTTAAAGATGAAAGCTCTTGGGAGCAATCGCTTTGGGAGTTGAAAGACACTTTTGTGGTTCCGCCAGGAGTTCACGGGTTTTCTTTTGATACCAGCGGACAAGGGCAATTAGGGGATTTCAGGCGTTCGCAAAGTCTCTACGGCGAGGGGTATTTCGACCAAGCTGGAGATGATTCGGACGCAAACAGGTTTCGGTTCAGTGTGCGCGACCATGAACCCACCGAAAAATGGCAACAGGTTCATGGGTTTTTAGACGCTTACTTTTTGACCGAAAAACAAATGCCTCTGGAAAGCGTCGCAAACGCAATTGATGAGGCAGAAAACTGGCTGGCAGATGCAGTGAAGCAAAGGAATGTCCTCAGGTCCAGCGACTTGGAACCTATCGGCCTTACTGACGCGGATCGGGAATATTTGGATGCCGTGGCGCGTGGGGATTTAGAGACGGCGCAACGGATGGTGGATGCAGCGGCGAAGGCTGCGGGGTTTGTAAAATGGTTTCATGGAGGTGAAAAAATCGCAAGGCAAGACAGGCCGATCTTTTTAACGGATGACACTGATGTAGCTCGTGATTACGCAAATGACGCCGACAATGGGCTTGTGCAGTCTTTTTACTTTAATGGGAAGGTCGCCAATCTTGATGATGTTCGCGGGGTAGATTGGGAAAACACTGCTGGCGGCAATATCGCGGAGGCGGTAAATTATTCTTCAATTCAAAAGAAGGTTATTGCGTCGGGTTTTGATGCGCTTGAATTTGATGACGAATCACCTTCTGGAAAGGCCCACAATTCATTACTCGTTGTTGCCCTTAACCAAATCAAATCCGCCGACCCGGTACTCCGCGACGAATCCGGCCAAGTCATCCCACTTTCCGTCCGCTTCCCTGAATCCCGCGCCTCACAGGGGGGCGCACTGCGCGCCTACGCAGGCGAGATTGAAGCCCGCGACGCGCAAACTCTTGCAGCCAACCTCAGAACGCCAGTCGCCCTCGGCATGGGCGGCATCGGCTTGGAGCGCGCGCTGAACCAGACGACGGGCCGCGTCATCTCCTCGGCGTTGGCCTCGACCGACCCGGCAAACCCGGAAATCCAGCGCAACATTGCAAAAGGCTTGGAGACCGCAGCAAACATTGTCGAGCGCATCCCCATGATCGGACCCATCGCCAAGATGGTGTTGGAAAAGGCGCCCGCCGAACTCATTCCGCACTGGGGCGTTGCAGCGGAAGCGGTTGCGGCGCAACGCGAGGCGAACATCGGCATGAGCCGGGCAAACATGCGCGGCAAAGAATGGCTGCGTTTGTTTCGCGAGGGCGGAACTTCGGAGGTATTGGGGTTGCATTTACCGAAAGCCATTGCGCAAGACCCAGTCGCGCAGCGTGCCATCTTCGATTACCTCGTTGGCGATGCTCCGATTGCTGCGGTGCCGCCAGAGGCTCGGCCCGTGGCGCAGGCCGCGCGCCGCACCATCGACGTTTTGTCAAGGCAGGCTGCCAAAGCGGGCATCCTCAACCCAACCACAGTCGCCGCAGGTCTCGGAACTTACCTGCGGCGATTTTACCTGAAGCATGAAGCCAACCGCTACGGGCTCATGGGGATCATCGGCGATGCGTTGGAACGGCACAACGACCGGAAGATGCTCAAAAACAAAATGAACCTGGAATACACCATGGCGCGCCTCTCGGATGCTTACGCCGTGGTGATCCCGGGCGCAAAACCCAAACCCGTGCCGCACTCCGCAGACGGCAGATGGCGCTTTGACAGCGCTGCTGAACGCGATGCGTGGTTTGCCAATTTCCTCGATGAGCAGACGGCTCGGCGAATGGACATCACGCCGAACATGGTCAAACAGGCCGACCGTTTGGAAATTGGATTGCGCAGTCAGATCCGCAACGTGCGGCAGCAAATTGCTGACGAATACGAATTGATCGAGCCGAAGACCGACGCTGAATTGACGGCAATGGGGTTGATCCGCGACCCGGGCTACGTTGTCGGCAAAATCGTCAGCGTCATGGACCACGACATTGCGCTTGCGCAAATGTTTGCAAAAATGGCAGTCAACCCGGAACTGGTCAGCGACACGTTGCGCCCCGGGTTTGTGCGCATGGGCGACAACAAAGCCCTCGGGGCAATTGCTGGAAAATACGTGGAGGAAAACCTAGCACGCGACCTCTACACCTTGGCGAAAGCGGGGGATGATGCGGTCAAGATTTACGATGCGTTGATGGCTGCGTGGAAGGAAGGAAAAACGGTCTGGAACCCGGCCACACACGGGCGCAATATTCTCGGCAACATCATGTTTGCGGACTTTGCCGGCGTGTCTCCGGTGAGCCCCGCGAACTGGGGGTATTACAGCGACGCTTGGACGTTGGTGGTCAAACGCCAGGCCGCCGGGTCGGTGAACTACGCCGAGCTTTACGACCAAGGCGTGCTTGGGGCAGACATCGGCCAGCAGGAATTTGCAACCGCCATCCAAGCTCTGATGGGGCCTAGCCCCAATCTGACCGGGTTTGCAGCCGTTTTGGGCAAACTGCGTGAGAACGTCAACAACGCCTACCAAGTTGAGGACGCCCTGTTCAAAGCTGCGGCCTACGTGAAAGCCCGGAAATCGGGGCTTTCGCCAAAAGCCGCCGCGGAATACGTGCGGCAATGGTTTCCCTACTACGACGAGGTCGCCCAGAGCGGCACGGTGCGCACTCTGAAGCGCACGATCATGCCGTTCTACTCGTTCTACGCAGAATCCATGCGGATCGCGAACAACGCCATTCGCTACCGGCCCGCCACTTTTTTGAAGTACATGGCAATGCCGACGCTGCTGACGCACATCGGGTTGACTTTGCTGGGCTACGACGACGACGACAAGGAAGCGGTGCAAGCTGAATTGCGCGGTCACCAGAAACTCGGCCCGCTTGATTTCTACATGTCGATGCCGTTCGTGGTGAACGGAGAACTGCAGCAAATCGACCTGACGAACGTCAACCCATACGCATCATCGGTTGGCATGAGAGTCGAGGAAGGGCGCGAACCTGACCCCATGCTGGTTCGTCTGGGCCGCGGTTGGTTGTCCAGCCCGATGACCTCAATGGCAATCGCGACGCTCATGAACCGCGACGTGTTCACGGACAAGCCGGTGATCCATTCCGAGATGCGCTGGTGGGAACAAGCTGGCGCAATTTTGAAAGCGCTCTACAACACCCTTGCGCCGGCGCCGATCACGAGTTCGGGCGCCGTGCCTCGGACTGCTGACCTCGGCGTGAATTTGTTGCCGCCGCAATCGCCGTTGAAGGACTTGGCGCAACGAATGGATTTGGGCAACGTCCAGCGGTCCACCATGGCCAAGCGCACTGCAGGCGGCGACGTGTTGCGCTCTTGGACCGGCATCGACATCCGCAACGCAACCCCGCAGGTGTGGCGTATTGCCAACCGTTGGGCGCAGAGGAACGGCATCGGCCTCGGTCCAGAGCCAGGCGGCGACACGGATCGGATTGGGCGAGCTCGGCAACGGATCTATCAGGCAATCCTGAACAACAACCCTCGGGCCGTGCAACGCGAGCTTGATGCGCTGGGGCGGATCGGCGCCAAAGACAGAAAAGCTCCAAACGCCGTTCTCACGGCCAAACAATTTGCCGAGATCATCGATTCGCGCGACCCATTGAGCAATTTGCGCGGAGAAAAGGGTGAGAAGGGCGAGGATCGGCGGGCGCGTTTCCTGAAGGAAATCAGTCCGGTGGAACGGGCCAGCGTCGAAAAGCTGACAAAAGAATGGTTGGCCATGAAGCAGACTGCGATTCGCGACATTTGGCCAGAGGTGTTGCGGTTGCGCAAACAACAAGCGGCAGAAGAACAACAGGGCGGCTACAATTTGCCGTTGCCCGGCCAGAATCCTCCGGTAAAGCCGGGTGCATACATGGTGCCGTTGGAAGATTAAAGGATTGCCGGCGCCCCCAGTTTGCGGCAATGATTGATTGAGCGGGAAGCAAAACCCCAATTGTTCAGCGCGCCTGAAACCCCATCGACCTCCTCGCTCATGGTGGTCGGCAACGGTATGGTGACCTGTTGTTGGTCCATGACCACAGTTTGCAAAACGCTTTCGTTTGCAACCTCGTCATGCACGGAAAGCACGGTGCCAAGGTCTACGCCAGCGCAATCGAAATCATTGGTTAAGTTGCGGACAGGAAACTCTAAATGGGCATGCGTCTGCATGATTGCATCGTGGTCTACGGTCCCGATGATCGGCCCCCAAACCTTGCGATAGACCAGTCCACCGTTGAGGCGCTCTTCGTCGATGTAGGTTTGCCCGCCAGACGTTTCGATGGCAACGGTTTCTGTGGTTGTGGTTGTAGAAACAGTGGTCCAGGTTCCCGTGTCCCAGCGGTCGTGCAGGTAAACGTAATAGAATTCCCCGTCATTGGTGGGATTGTTGCCTGTCTCTTCAATTTCCGGGTCTCCAGGCGCTTTGATTTGGTCGAATCCGCCGAATTCGTTTGGGAGCCAAATTTGGAGGGGATCAATCGTCCCATTCGTTTGGACGCCGTCCACCTCCCCGATTAACTCGTTGTTGCTCGTGCGGTATTGCTGGTAGACCCGGGTGATTGCATAGGCACTGATCACGCCGCCGGGGGGGGGATCAGGGAAGCCATCGGCCTCAAAGCTGCTTCCGAAGCCTGGAAGAACAGTTGCCCACCCGCCTGCAACGGTGCCGCTGATGGCGGCAATCACTTCGCCTTCGCTTACGACTCGACAACAACCGCAATTCATGGCTCCAATTGCGCAATGACCAGATCGCCGTTGGCGCAAAGGTTTATGGCGAGCGGTCCGTATTTGTAGTTTGTCAAAGTGACGGTTTCTCCGTTCACCGTTGCGCGCCCGATGCGGACGTAATAAGTGCCGGTCACGATTGGCTCGCCGCTCACAGGGTCAACCTCAGCCCGCTCGGATTGTTGGTTTGGAGTTTCCCAATTTATTGCCCAATCAACAACGCTGGCGACTCCTTGTGCGTAGTATCGAACCGTCTGAGGATCGGCAAGATACGCAAGCGCCATTGCACCGGGAACCAAATCAAGGCGCAGCACCAGATCTTTGCTTTGCGCCGGCACGGACACCGTCAAGACGTCTCCGTCGTCGGAGATGCTGAGATCCTCCGTGCCAAGGCTCACCGTTCCCGGTTGAATTGCAATCCGTTCTTGGTTGTTTACTTGCGTCGAATACAAAGTCAACGGACGTCGCGTCACTGCCCCTCCGCCCGCCGGGCGCATGAGCGCAGCCCATTTTTGCCCTTTTCCATCGACGAAATATTCCAACGACAACCCGGCAACTTTGTTTTGGAGTTGTTGAGCGACGGACTGCGTGTGGACTTGGCAGCGATGGTTGTGCATGGCGATGCCATGCAGCGCCGTGGGGTGCATCTTCTTTGCGTAGATAGGATGCACGGGCGCCGCCAGAAGCGGGAAGAAATCGTCCTGCTCGGCTTGTGGTCTGTTGCTCATAGTTTGCCGAAGAAAAACATGGCGCAGGACATTGCCGCAATGCCGAGGACAACATTGGGCTCGGTGATCTCAGTTCCCAAGAAAGCCAACCAAAGGAACAAAAAAAGAAACACGGCGAATTTCATGGCCCGAATCCCGCCCCAGCGAACCGGGGCGGGATTTGTGTGGGATGGCCCGTCGGCAGGACGGGAAATTAAGCGTGGGTCACGTTCAGTTTGGTGCTGAAATCTCCCAAAGTGATTTCCCCAAAGGGAGCCGGACCCGTTTCGATGGTGACGGTACCAGCCGAACCTTTGGTCAATTCGAGCCAGAACACGTCTCCGCTTGCGTTGCCGCCCGCGAGGTTGGTTGGCGCCAAAGCCGTGACAATGCCGGTGCCGTCATTGCCGGAAGCATTTGCGACCGTGACCAAAGCGCTGGCAGCGGTTGACGCCTCGATTGCGGTTTCGACCTGAGCGGCGGTGGAGGTGATTGCTGGGGCCGCGCCTGCGGTGGTGTTGGTTGAAGCAGTAACCTCGGCCACACCGGCAACGGCGTCCGTCCAAACGATGTTCAGTGTGCTGTCGTTTGCTGCGGCGATTTTAGCGGTCAAAGTGACTGCGGCAGTAGATCCGCCAACCGTGAACGCTGCCGCGGTGGCAGTGTTGGCAGTGAGGGCCGCGCGGATGGCAGTGGCCACTTTTGCGGCGGTGTCATCGGCGGTCGTGAGGGAAACCGGGACAATGACCGGCGACCCCGAAATAGCTGCCGAGGTCACCGTGACGTGCAAGGTGCCGTTCTCAGTTGCGCCAGCCGCGGCAACCACAGTGGCGGTTTCAACTTGGGCCGTCCCGGCATTGGTGGCGAGGTTGACCGTGATCGCCTGACCCGTGACGGCTACAGACAACGCAGCGGAAGCGGTGCCGGGGTTGACGTAGGCCACGGTCGTGGCGTTGCCGCTGGCTCCAGCAAGGACCGACGTGTAGACGAGATCGTTGTTGGCGCCAGTCAATGCGGTGGTCAACCTGGCCACAGCGGCCTCTTCAATGAGGATGTCTTTGTTGCTGTCGAGGTTTGTCAGCAACGTTGTTGCGTTGGCCACAGCCATTGTTGCGCTTTCGGCAAGCGTGACTGTTCCAGCATCGTGAACGCGGACCCGAAGACGATGGGCGGAGCGCCGCACGGGTTTGCCGCTTGGCGTCTGGGCCACGATTTTAATCGTGGTCTTCGCGTTAATGCTTCCCTGCGTGTCAATGGTCGGGATGTAGCGCACAGTCTCGGCAAGATCCGAGGCAGATTTGGAGAGGTCCGCAATGACGGAGGCGTCATTGTCGCGAGTTTGCGCGAACAATTTGCCGTCCCTAGCCTGAATCCGCAGAGCGGTGGACGCTCCCGGTTCCCGATGCAGAGCCTGGTCGGCGCCGCGATTTTTGAAGTCAATGTAGTCGTTCATTTGTGGTGTTGCTGCTGTTCTTTGGGCAAAGGTCGCAAGCCTTGGGGACAGAAATTTTAAAATTCAACTTTTCAGAGCGACGGCAGCGTCCGCAATTGCCACGGTTGCGCCGTAGACGTAAATGTCCCCACAGTCTTTGTCGTACTCGGCAGTGACGATTCCAGATCCGCTGGAGAATTCAATCCAAGTGTCAGGATGGGTGCGTTGCACGGTGTTGACCGCTGGCAGGTTTCTTGAAAACGACGTTTGGCCAGTCGCAAACACGGCGGCGTCGCCTCGTTTGATTTTGATTGTGCCGGAATTTGTATCTTTGGCCTCAATAAAATAGGCGCCCGCTCGCACCAAAACGGTCCTTGGGCTAGTGCCGGTGACGGCTTTGTCGCGAATGATAGGTTGGTTGCTCATTGTTTTTAAGGTGTCAAATCGCCAAGATCTGCGGCCATGCATTTTCCGGGTCGAGGTTCAGGGCGGATGAAATGAGGCCAACCAAAGGGTGATTGAACGGCACTTCGGGCGCGTGCTCCCAACGCAAAAGCGCTTCTTCTAGTTCGGGGCCCATTGGAATTTGCTGCGCCAAGATTTGCGGGATGTCGGCTAAGTCTACGCCTTGGCGGATCAACCACACCTTAACTTTCCAGCTTGGTGCAGGCTCAAAAACGGTCGGGCGAGCCCATCGAGGGATGCCCGCCGCAATCGCGTCCTCCTCAAGCATCTGGGTGCCGTTTTCGGGCGGCGTCCAGTCGTCGCTGGCCAGACTGACGTTAACGATTTGGCCGTCAGCAATGTGTGCGACTCGCTTCATAAATAGGTAATAATAAGAGCGTAACCCGAGGCACCGTTTCCTCCCGCGCCGCTGTTCGCGCCGCTATTTTCGCCCGCGCCTCCGCCGCCGCCGCCGCCGCCAAATCCGCCACCCGCTCCGCCGTTTGGGGCAGCCCCGGTCCTGCGCGAAGCCCCGCCGCCGCCGCCTGTTCCCGCGCCCTTTCCTGGGTTGCCAGCGCCACCGTTTCCTGTTGTTCCACCCGAACCCCCGTTTAGCTGTCCTAGCGTTGAATTTCCGCTTTGACCGCCCGCGCCTCCGTTTGAGGTCGCATTCGCGGCAGTGATACCGCCGCCCGCACCGCCGCCAGTTGGCAGGGACAGCGCAGTCGCTGCCGGAGCCGCTCCAGCGGTCCCGGTGCCAGAAGCAGCGCCGCCAGGAATGCTATTCAAAAACGTAAGGCCAATGTTGTTTCCGTTGCTTACCGCAGCGCCCGCGGTTCCCGCACTGGTCGTCCCGCCGCCGCCGCCGCCTCCGCCAGAGGCTTGGTAATGCGAAAAAATAGTCGCGCCGCCAGCGGTCCCCGCATTGCCGTTAGTTGAGCTGCTGGTGACGGACTCACCGCCCAGGCCCGCTGCGCCAACCGTAACGGAGATGCCTCCTTCGTCGTTGATGTCGGTCGTTAGCAGCCAGCCCTCGACGACGCATCCGCCAGCGCCGCCGCCGCCGCCGCAGCGAATTTCTCCAGCCGCGCCCTTCCGACCAGACCCGCCGCCTCCGCCTCCGCCAACTAGCCGAACGAAAACCCGTTTCGCGACATCTGGCGAAGGGTTCACCCAGGTGTCGCCGGCGGTGTAAAGTTTGACATCCGTTCCGGTAGCAGCTTTTAAGGCAAAGCCGCTGCCGGTCCAGACATGGTTCAGATCTGGCATTAGGCGATGACCGGAGGGTTCGTGTCGGGCTGGTAGAGCAGTTTGGTGGCCGACACTGCCTGACCAACGAACTGGATCAAGTTTCCGGTCGTCGTTGGAACCGAAGCCTCGATGGTCAACCCTCCAGCAGTCGCGGACAGGTAGTAGCGCCCGCCAACGGTCAGCGAAGTCAGGCCGGTGATGGCTCCGTCATGAAAGACCTCAGCGTTCGCCGGGCTGGTAACTCCAGCAAGAACGTAGCCGTCAGCCCGTTTGGCTGAACTGGTTGCGTCAGCTTTTCGCGCCTTGAGCGTGCCGGAGTCAGACCAAATATTCACGAGGTCGCCCGCTGCGAGGTTTTCGCTTGCTGGCAGGGTCGTCGAATCGGCATCCTGATTGGGAAGCATGGACGAATCGATTTCGCCGCTGTTATTAAGGGCGACTGGTTTTCCGGCGTCCGCTGCTCCGGCTGAGGTCTGGAGGAACGGTTTGAGTTTTTGGCCGCCGTCAAATGTTTGGTATTTTTCTGCTGGCATAACTTATTGGATTAAGATTGGAGAGTCGATTTCTACAAGCAAGCTGGTGGTGGAAATAGATCGACCGACAAACTGAATGATGCCGGAACTGGTGCCTGGGGCAGCGGTGATTTGGCCGTTGCCGCCCAAGAAGTAATCTGTCTCAGCAATGAGTCCGGTCAGGCCGGTGAGGATGCCCTCTTTGTAGACCGTAATTGCATCTGCGTTGGCCACGGCTTGCACAATAAATCCCATGGCCGGGACCAACGTGGCAGCGTTGGCATAGGTGACCGTGGTGCCGATGACGTAGACGAAACGACCGCCGCTCAAAGAAGCTCCGGCGGTAAAAACACCCAAGACATCGTTGCCAAGGGGTGTCACGGGAGCAATTGGACCCGGTTCGGCTGATTGGATCTCGGCGGCGGTAAAATAAGTTGCCCAAAAAGAATCGGTGGCGGCGGGGGCAGTCACGTTGGCGGTGAGGGTCAGGGTGTTGTCCACTAGCACGTAGTCGAGCACTTTGGTCAAAAGTGTGCCCCGCAACTCTACATAAAGCCGGTTGATGCTGACCGGAGACTCCGTCAACGTAAACACCTTGTTGCTGCCGTTCTTCGCGCCGCTCGGGATTTCATCAATTTGTCCCGTGACGGAATAATCAGCAGTCGGTGCAATTTCGCCGGTCTCGTAGCCAGACCAGGCCGGGTCGGCAGCGGACCCGTCCGCTGGGTTGAATGCGGGCGTCACCATGACGCCGTCCGACGTCCAAACGCCCGGCAAGGAAACCTCTGGCGTGATCGGGTAGACCGCACCACTGCTTTCGCGGCGCCAGACGTGGTCTGACTTGGCGGACGGAGAAGAAAGTTTGCCGTTGCGGGAGAACATGGGTCAGTAACCGAGTGAAGTGCCGATGCGCACAGAGGACGAACCGAAATTAGTAGGCAGGCGCATGAGCCGGTTGAGTGCGGCTTGTTGGTTGGCCACAACCATTTGAGCGAGCTCTGGCTTGGCCCACAGCGTCGTGACCAGCAGTTCGGCCCGGAACAGCGGGATGAGGATGGAATGAACGCGGTGATCTTCGACGGGCAACAGGCTGTCATCCCACATCGCCGCAACCGTCAACGTCGGCGGAGCTTGCGAAAACGTAATTTCGATGGTACAGGGGCGCGTCGGCAACGGGTCGAGACGCAACAACAAGGTGGCATCTGTTGGCCCGGTGGCCACGCTCCCGCCCACAGG